TATCATAATTTTTTAATTTCATAATTTCCCATTCTGTTTGAATTTTATTAAATCCTTCTTTTAATAAAATATCTTTTCTAAAATTAAAACGATGGTATCTATTTAAATAATTTTCTCTATTTAAATACCAATAATTTGGTGGTGTTGTACCTATAAATTTAAAACCATATTTTTTGTATATTGTACTTTCAGGATTTAAACCTGACCATCTAATATCTGCGTATGTAATAATTTTATTTGGTGAAAAATTGTTAATAAAATAATTCAATAATTTTGAAAATGATCCAATTACATTTGAATCAACTATATTACAAAATCGTATTAATTCAAATTCATTTATTGCGGATTTATTACCTAATACTTTTCTTTTATTTGAAAATGTCATAATAGAAACCAATGTGTTTTCATAAAATAAACCTAATCTAATTTTATCGACACAATTACCTTGTATGTGATTTTTATCTAAAAAATTAGATGCCGTTTTTTTATCAATCTCTTTTATTATACATTTTCTACCATGTATTTTATTTTCAGAAATTCCCAATATATTTTTAATTCTAGATTTAACTATCGGAAATTTTAACATTAAGTTTAAAATCATTAGTTTTAAAATGACAATCAACACCATATTTATTAATCATCGATTCTTTTGATTTTTTTATTCTGTCATTTTTATTATCCTCAGTAATATTCCATTCTTTTCTACATTTTTCAGAACATAATTTTCTTTCATATTTTTTTCTCTCCAAAAATTCATCTCCACATTGAACACAAATTCTCTTCTCCCTTACTGATTCATCTTTCTTATTACCCAGTAACTTATTTTCATTTGCATACTCAAAATAACATTTTCTATTACAAAAACTTTTATCTCTAAATTTAAAATCAGTCATAAATGACTCATTACAATTTTTACATTTTAATTCTATCTTCATGGTAAAATATATTTAATGGTAACGTTAACATATATACATAAATATAGTAAAAAGTATTAAAATAAAAAAACCTTTTAAGAAATTCTTAAAAGGTTTTTTAAAATTATTATGTTTAAATTTTACACGTTTTCAAATGAAGCTCCTGTTGGAGTTATGATAAATTCTACATCAATAAATTCCAAACTACGAGTTGGTTTGATATAGATTTTACCTCTCAATGTGTTAGCATCAATATCCGCTGGGTCATTAGAAACAGTTACACGGAAATCAGTTAAACCTCTTTCTTTCTTAATTGCATCAAGAATTGGATTAACTAATCTCAAGAATTCTTGTCTAATTTGATCATCATTTTGTTCAAACAATAATCTTACACAAACAGCTGAAATTAATTTTCTTGCTCTTAATAATAATCTTCTTACGTTAATTCTATCAAGTGCAGATTCTCTAACTTGAAGTGTTTTATTACCCCAAATGATTGTACCAGTATCAGAGAATGTTGCAATTGGATTAATTCTGTTCTTGTAAAGATTATCTCTTTCATCTGATGTTAATTTCTTAACTGCTTTAATTGAATTAACAAGACCTCTTGAATAACCAGCCGATGCGTACCAAGGGTATGCTATATTATCAGTTAACGCAATATTTCTCAATACTTCCCCTGTTGGTGGAATATAAATTTGGGTTGCATTATCAACATCTTTTACTTGAATCCAAGGCCAATATGTTGCCGAATAGTTACTATCATATTCTTGATCCATAATATCACCAATTACACCATCCGCAGTACTTTCATTAGGCGATGATATGACATATAATGAATCCGCTCTATCAACTTCAATCATTTCAATTGCTTGATTTGTTAAAGAACTATGATCAAAGAAGTTAATACCCGGTGTTGCGAATACATTAATATCTACTGCTTCTGGATTTGCAAATGTTTGGATACCGTCATAATATGAATAGTAATCCGAATTACCATTCGTTACGTTAAATATACCTCCATTGTTTATGTTATTATTATTGTATGTTGATTTACCTAAAATATAAGCGTCACCATATGTTCTAGTGTTTCTATATATGTCCCAACCATCAAAACCACCACATACTGCAAAAGTAAATTTACAATTCGCTGGTGTATTTAACATATTATTAGTACCAGTTTGACCCTCAAAATCGTAAGGTGTTGTTTGATATGTTGTACCAGTTTGAGTTATACCAGTTGCATTTACGGATAAGTGGAAACCAAATGTTTGTCCCGCTGATCTCCAACCTTTATATTTGAATAAATCTGCATCATAATTGAAACCATTTGATGAAGATAAACCTAATGTTACGTTTCTAACTTTATCACCTGATGAAGTAATAGGTGCACCTGTACTATCATAATACATTGTATCACCAGCGGTGAAATATTGTGTTTTATAAAGTACTGAACCAAGTTTTTCATTACCTGAACCAAAATCACTATTTCTTACAAAACCTCTAAATCCAGCAGGTATTGCATCAGAAGGTGCGTTAGGGTCCATACTCAACATTATATATTTTGATAATAATGGGAATTGTTCATCAGATGTACCTACTTTTAACGCCACATAACCTGGAACATCTGGATTCATAGAACATCTTGAAAATTTTTCAAGTAAAACTTGATTTGAATCACTATCATTAAAATCTCTAACAATTAAATCAAATTCACCAGTATCTGTATTGATATTTTGAATTGTTATTTTAATATCTTCATTTGCTGAGTCACCATCTGATATTGTAATTATATTAAATAAATCTAATACTTTACCACCTCTTACTTCAGAAACAACCGTTGGTGACATTGGGGTATCATATGCTTTATATGAACCATAATCTCCATTAGGGTTAGGTAAAAATGAATCATTATTTGTATCATAAATAACTTGTGTTGAAATACCTCTAATATATCCTTGTTCAAATGCATTTAATAAAAAGTTAGGATAGAATTCAAAAACATATAATGGATTATCTGTGTAATTTCTATCATAAACATCTGTACCTAATACTTTTGTTATTGATTTATTTGATGTTTGATCTAAATTAACTGTCAATGATTTAGCACCACCAGTATTACCGGTTACATTTATTACAAAATCAGCGAATGGGTTTTTAGTTAAATCACTAGTTGATGTTATACTAACAAATGAACTACCAGTAACTTCATATTTCAATACATTACTTGAATAATGTCCACGAGGTCTTAATGCTGCAACGATAATGTCATCGTATGCTGAATTTATAGTGGCTGGATATTGAAATCTTGTTACACTATAAAAAGGTGTATTAGTATTACCACTATTTAAATAATATTGAAATAAATATGATGAAACACTTTGTATATTACCTGATAAATCCAAATCACAAAAAATATTATACCATTCTTTACCATTATAATCGCTAGCATTATTTCTTGATGTTACTGGCGATGGTACATTTAAAGTTGTTGTTAAACCACTAGTATAACTACTAGGTACAAGACCAATTGTAAACCATGTACTATCAGTACTTGTATTACCACTAATATTTGATAAAATATAATTATTTAATAATGTTCCATTACTTGCGGTGTTACCAGATAATTGTGGATAAAATTGGAAATTAGGGTCATTTATACTATATTGATATGAAGCACTATAAAGTAATCTAGTGACATTAAAAGTAGATGTTGATGCTGAATAAACAAATAAATATGAATAAACACCAGTTGTTGATGTAATACTTGCAGTTGTACCTGTATAATACACATCATTCCAATTTAAATCTGTTAAAGTACCAATTGGAGACACTAATGTATTACCTGTTAATCCTGATGTTAAACCTGTTGGTACATAACCAATAGTGAAATAATCACCATTATTAAAGGTATTACCAGTTATATATGACACAACTGTTGTACCTGTTGTTCCACTAACGGCAGTTTTTCCTGATAAATTTGAGTAAAAAGTACTTCCTGTCATACCTGAAAACGCTTTTTGCATTGTACCAGATATTGAAGTGTAATTACTAAATGATGAAATTATAACATGATTTGATGGAATAGTAATACCAGTTACAGTTGTTATTTTTAATGCACTTGTTGAATAGTTTGTAATTTGTGCGCCACCTTCTGTACTAATACCAAATGTATTATATTGTTTATACCCTGTATAACCAAGTATTCTTGTAACGAATAATTGATTTGCTTCTGATAAATAAGATTTTGCGAAGTAAGGTAATTCGTATTTTGGATTTCCAACACCATCTTTTTCAGGTGAAGAACTACCAAAATATGTTGTAAAATCATCCCAAGATGAAATTAAGATAGGTTCAAAAGCCGGACCTTTTAAAGTCTCACCCACTAAACCCAATGTTGTAACACCAACACTTTGTGCCACAAATGTTAAATCGAGCTCTGATGTATACACACCCGGAGAAACGAATACTCTGTTTGAATTTGCCATTGATTTTGTTGTTTTTATTAATATTTTATTTCTTATTTAATAAATATCTTTATTTTTATCAAAGATTTACTTATATTTGAGAATTAAGATAATAAAATATCTTTTTATATCATAAATTATCTTTATATGGAAAATAAACAGAAAAACGTTAAAATAAGTGAAAAACACCACACAATGTTAAAAAATCATTGTGAAAAAAATGGATTAAAAATCCATAAAATTATTGAGAAATGGATTGAACAACATTGTAAACCAATAAAAAAAGATTTATATGGTGACGATTAATATAAGTAACCAACACCAATGGTAGATCCAATAACAGGGGATTGTAATAGTTCTAAACCACCTAAAGTAGAAATTCTATAATCAACTGATTTTTCTTCAATTAAACCATTAACTTCTAAAAATACAACACTAGCAATTGTATTTGATGTATTAAATATTAAAGTTGAACCATCATAGGTAAAATATTCAATAGTGTAATTTAATCTTAAACCATCACTATTTGTAATTGTTGAGTTTCTTCCTTTATAATATGTTATAAGTATTACACTACCGGATTGTGGTGGTACTGAGAATGATATTCTTGAAGAATTTGCAATGTGAAAATAATCTACCCCTTCCCTTTGTGTTAAACCATTAATTGTTACATTAAATAAAACACCCATAGGTTCACCAACTGAAAATATTATTTGAGAGTCATTTCCAGTGAAAGAAGCCATACTAATATCAATAACAGTTTGTTTTATTGATTTATTTGGTTTACCTTCTACAATGATTTCATCAGTCAATATTGCCCTACTTATTGCCGGCTTAACTTCAAATTCATCACTATCAATTAAAAATCCTAACATTGTGAATTGATAATTTTGAACATAAAATCTACGACCATCCAATGTTTGCATCGGTGTATTATCCTCAATTTTGTCAAGAACTATTGGAATATAATGTCCTTTAACAATTGTATAATCTTGTCTTGATGCAAAATGTTGTAAAACAATTTTATTAAATTTATTCACATCTCTAAACTTATTACAAATAATTGTAACATCATATGTAATATCAACAGGTATTGGTTGTGGTATTTTATAAACATCGGCACCTTTCTCATTACCATTCCAAGTTTGTACAACAGAATAATAAAACTGATGTCTATCAGGTATTGTTCTTTGAACGGATGGATTTGTACCAAATTGTACATCAGGTTTTCTAATAATTGAAACAAATGGTAATTGAACAACACCATCCTCATCTGTAAACTCCCAATTATTTGTGAATTCTGCCCATCTTTGTATTGTTAAAATTTTTTCTATAATAGGAATTTGTTTACCATCAGATGTAACTTTAAAATTATCAATCACATAATCCAATAAACCTCTATCTAAATCATCATGCAATATACTATCAGGTAGATAAGGATCATTTTTTGTGATGTTATCTAACAATTCTTGTCTTCTATCCGTTAAAATTTTCCCCGAATATATTTGAATATTCGTTTTTCTTCTTGGTATTCCCATATTAAACTCCTCTAAATTCTCCGTCTTGTACAGGTGAACAAGTTATAGTCCTGTAAAAAGGTTTATAACCGAACATCGTATGTTTATTGTCTGAAGTTACTTTTCCATCGTCCACAACACTATAATATCTTGTTTTTGTTTCAGATTCAGGATAACCTATATAATCACCATATTTAATATCAATTTTCATATCATTTAAATGTTTGATATAAACTGATACAGTCATATTTCCAGGTTCATTATATCTTACCAATCCATCTTTATATGAACTATTTTTCGGTTCAATAATTTTAACTAAAGCATTAAATTCAACAGGTGGTTGATATTTTATTTCGTCCATACCAACTTCACCATATACATTATCAATATCAGTTTTTTGTCTATCAACCCTATATAATACAAGTTTCATATTTAAATCACCATGAAGGTATTCTTCCCCCATTGAAATATTGAGTTGAAAATCATCTTCAGAAATAAATTTAGAAAGTCTCGTAATAGGAATTCTTGAATCACTCATAATATGTAAATTTAAAACCACCTGTAGTCTTATATCTTCCTTTTAAGACATTACAGATATTACTTACATAAATATTCAAGTTTTTACTTGCTTCACTTAAACTTTCCCACTCTTTGATAAATTCATCATTTAAACTAATTTGTATTATTTTTTTCCTTTTAGATTTTAAAAATTCTTCTGAATGTTTTTTACCATAAAAATAATTTTTTGATCCAATATTTAATTCCCTTAATTTTAGTATAGTTTCTTTACGATGTTTAGTACCCTTTTTCGTTTCACTAATCTTTTTTTTAATTTCATCACTCATTGGTAATTTTTTAATTCCCTTTAATGGACTATTCTCACTTCTTTTTCTTTTTTCTTCATCGGATACTATTCTACCTTTTTTAGATAATCCAATGTTTTTACAATGAGATTCTGACTTTTTTTTACCTATTGATGAATTTTTCATTTTTTCAATTGTTTCTTTTGTATGTTTTCTAAACAACATCACGCCATTCGTTCCACCAACAGAAATATTATAACCAATATTTTTATCGGTAGAATTATATTGTTTTATATAAAAACGTTCTTTTTCATTTAACTCATTTATCGTTAAACAATAGTATAAAATTTCTTTAATAAAATTTTCTTTTCCATATTTCTTTATTGCATATTTTATTAGATTACCAGAACCAATGTAATTAGGATTATTATTTTTATCTTGACCGATATAAATTTTATTGTTTATTATATTTGTTGTTTTATAAATTATCATAATTATAAATAGATTTTTAATTTAGAAAGACGCGTGATAGGTAATTTATTATCCATATACTTATAAATACTTTAAAATGTCATTCCATTTTATTATATTTTATTATGAATAATAAAATTCCTGAAATCAGGGCTAGAGAAATATTATTAGAATATAGTGGTGCAAATAACCATCTATTAGAATTGAAGAACAAGTTCACGTCTGTTAAGAACTTTAAATTGACACGCCCACAATCAGATTATGTATTAAACTACCATAACGTTGAACCAAAAGTAGCAAAAAAACATATTAAAATAGTTGATTCTTTCGCTGAAAAAATAATGGATGAACGTCTATTATTAGATAAATTGGAACATATTTGGTGTGAAAAATTATTATGTGAAAGCGATAAAGCTTACCATATATGGGGAAAATATCTTGATCACGAAGTTAATCATGCATTTTGGTTACCAAAGGCGGCAATTGTTCAACCTGAAAAAAAGTTAAATAGAGTTATTGATTATAGTCCTTATAGTACCCGACCACCAATGGATCATCAAAAAATTGCAATTGAAAAATTATTGGCAAATGATAAATTCATATTAGCGGATGATATGGGTTTAGGGAAATTTTTAGACAATAACACATTGATTTACAATGAGTTAGGTGTGAAAAAAATGGGTGAAATTGTTATTGGTGATAAGGTAATCGGTTCAAATGGTAAACCGTGTAATGTAATTGGTGTATTTCCTCAAGGTAAAAAAGAAACGTATAAAATAACTTTTAATGATGGATATACAATTTTAAGTGGGGATGAACATTTATGGTCAGTTTCATCTCCAAATTATGGTAAAAATAGAAAAAATGATAGATTAAAAAAATCTTTAGTATTATCAACTAAACAAATGTTTGAAGGTGGGAAAATTTTAATAAAAGGTAGTGGTTATAATGAAGATAGAGATTACAAAATTGAAACATATTATAAATCCCCCAATGGAAATAATAAGTGGCAAATACCAATTGTTAAACCAATAGAATTTGATAATAAAAATATTTTACCGATTGATCCTTATTTGTTAGGACTTGGATTGGGTGACGGGTCATTTAAAAATAAAAACATAAAATTTTCTGTTCATAAAGATGATTATGATTCTTTATTTAGTTTATTTGGATTAAAAGAAAATAAACCACAAGATAACAAAAGAAATGGTTATATAAATGTTGGAAATTCATTATTTGATCTACATTTGGAACATACTCGATCACATAATAAATTTATACCTGATATATACAAATATTCATCAATTGAAAATCGTTTATCTATTTTACAAGGTTTAATGGATACTGATGGACATTGTATGAAATCAAAAAATGGTAATTTTAATGGAACTGAATATTCAACCGTATCTGAAAAATTATGTGACGATCTTGCTGAAATTGTACATACTTTAGGTGGTATATGTAGAAAAAGGTCAAGAAGAAGTTTTTACAAAAAAAACGGGGTTAGAGTTGAATGTAAAATATCATATAGATTAAATATAAAATTACCACCAGGTATGAACCCATTTCGTTTAAAACGAAAATTAGAATTATATAATGAACCTAAAAAATATCCAACGGGTAGATATATTACCAATATTGAAAAATATGGTGAAAGTGAATGCACATGTATTTCAGTTGATTCACCTGATAAATTATATGTTGCTGAACATGCTATTGTTACACATAATACAACCTCAGCTGCCATTGCATCATTAGAAAGTGGCGCAAAAAAAATATTAATTATTTGTCCAGCATCATTAAAGATTAACTGGTTAAGAGAAATTAAAAACTATTCAGATGAACGTGTTTTAATTGTCGAAGGTAAAAAATGGGGGTCTACATTTAAGTTTTATATTATCAATTATGATATTATAAAAAACTATCATGCAATAGGTAACGAAAACCCTGAATTAAATTTAATAGAAAATGAAAAATTTGATTTAGCCATCGTGGATGAAGCACATATGATTTCAAATACCACTGCAAACAGGACCAAATTATTAAATGATATTTTATCTAAAATACCTAAAGTTTGGTTATTAACTGGTACACCCATGACATCAAGACCGATTAATTATTTTAATCTTTTAAATATTGTTGATTCACCATTAACACTTAATTGGCAAAGTTATGTTAAAAGATATTGTAAAGGATTTCAATTTACTGTAAATGGTAAAAAAATATGGAATACTAGTGGTGCTAGTCACTTAGATGAACTAAGAGAACGTACAAAAAACCTTGTTTTAAGACGAATGAAGACGGATATATTAGATTTGCCAGAGAAGTTTATATCACCAGTTTTTTTGGAGTTAAAAAGTACCTATTATGAAGAAGAGTTGGAAGATTTCATGAGGATTTCTAACGAAAAGAAGGATAATGAAAATATTACCGTTACAATCAATCGTTTAATGAAAATTAGACAAGTAATATCATTTGAAAAAATAGACTATACTTGTGAATTAATTGATAAAGCATTAGAACAAGATAAAAAGGTTATTGTATTTACTAATTTCACAATGACATTGGATATGTTACATGAAAAATACAAGAAAAATTCAGTAATATTAGATGGTAGAATGTCAAAAGAAAAAAGACAGGAAAGTGTTGATAAATTTCAAAATGAAGATAAAATAAAAATATTTATTTCTAATATTGTTGCTGGTGGTGTTGGTATTACTTTAACTGCTGCGGAAGTTGTAATTATGAATGACTTGGCATTTGTACCGGCATTACATTCACAAGCAGAAGATAGGGCATACAGATATGGTCAAAAAAAGGGTGTCATGGTTTATTACCCAATATTTGATAATACAATAGAAAGAATAATCTATAATATGTTGAATAAAAAGAAAAACATTATAGATCAGGTAATGGGTGACGGGGAATATTCAGAATCCTTTACGAAAGAATTATTGGGGGAGATTCTTTAATAAGTTAAAGTTCTCTTCCAATAAATCATATAAATCTTTATCTTCAAAATCTTTAATTGAAATTGTTACCACTTTTTCAGGTTCAGTATCAATTTTAAATCCATTTTCATCTTCATTATTTTTTAATTCAAAAACAAATTTATTTTTTGAACAAAACAATAATATTTCCATTAATTTTTGTGATATATTTTCTTTATTTTCCATATCTATATATTTTACAAATTCTTCATCAATTATACATTGACTACCATTTGACATTATGTTTTCTTTTTTATTTTCAAAAACAATAATTTGGTTATTATTTTCACCGATATTAATATAACAATAATAATTAGCGGGACTATTAAAATCATTTTGAGCACCATTAATTATATAAAATCGTTTCTTCTTTTCAAAAGATCCACTTTTTATTTGTAACGTTATATCAGTCCCATCTTTTTGTGTTAACAATCCATCAATTCCTTTTAAATCTAAAAACAAACCTCTTTCTAATTCAATAGTCGTTTTAATAGTGTCAGGAAATATATTTTTATGAGTTAGGTAAAATAAAACCGATGTTATTTGACCTCTTGACCAAGAAAGATTACAAATAAGTCTAAACCTATGATAGTATTTTGTTTCAATATTATAAGTTAACAATAATTCAAAGTTTTCTTCAATAAAATTCCATAATTTATTAATTGAATATTCTGTATTATCAAAAAAATCTAATTTTTCATTACCAAACTCAAGATAAATATTATATAATTCTAATGCACATCTTGAATTAGTATTTATGGTATTTTCAAACCCCCATCTACCATCATTATCAAGGATACCATATTTTTGATTTTTATCACAAAAACGATATTTACCAATTTTAGTGTATTGTCTTTTAAGAACAGCATCACATTTATCTCTATATACCCATTTTAGGTTACTTGAAAAAAATGTTTTGAAATCATTAAATGTCATAATACCAAATATAGTAATATTTATTTAATAAAACAAATATATGTCATCAACCATCATTAGTCCAATAGATAAAGAAAAATTATATACACAGGTTTTCCACCTTTTAGGTATGCCAGTTCGTGGTATTGAATTAACAGAAGAACAAATGGATACTTTTTTAGAATTATCCATTGCAGAATATGAACAATATGTTAGTGATTGGTTGATTGAATCACAATGGTCATCATTAATGGGTCTTAATGTTGATACCCAATCATTAACTCGTGCATTTACAACAAGAAGTTTGGATTATGAAACACAATACACATATTCATATTCAAAAATTGTTGGTTTACAGTCGAATGGTCCTTGGGAACTAAAAAAAGATTATTTTACTCTTGTAGATAATCAACAAGTATATGAAATACCCGCAGGACGTGAAATTAATGAATTATTATGGTTTACTCGAGCCACTTTATCTGACTCAATTATTGATCCATTTTTAGGTGGATTTGGTGGCCTTGGTGGAGTAGGTTTTGGTGGTATAGGTGGTTTTGCACAACAAGGTTCATCTGGGTCATATTTTATGATGCCTGCGTATGACTTATTATTAAGAATGGGTGATAGAAATATTAAAAACCGTTTAATTGGTGGTGATGTAACATATAGAATTACTGCTGGACCAAACGGAACAAAACATGTTCATTTATATAACGTACCAGGAGGTAGATTTGATTTTGGAAATCAAGAAAATGATGGTAATTATCAAGTTTGGTATTGGTATTATGATACGATGGATAGAGATACTTGTTTGGATATTAATAGAGATGTAATTAAATTACCATCTGATGTTATGACTGAACAATTAACTTGGGATAAATTAAATAATCCATCACAAAATTGGGTTAGAAAATACTTAATTGCATACTCTAAAGAAGGTTTAGGTAGAATTTGGGGTAAATATTCAGGTGATCTTAAAGTACCTGATAGTGAAATTAAATTAGATTATACAACATTATTAACTGAAGGAAAAGATGAAAAATTAAAATTAGCCGAAGAATTAATGACTAGATTAGAAAGACTCCGCCCCGATAAAATGATGGAACGTAAAGCTAACGAGGCGGAGAATCTTAATAAATCTTTGAAGTTCAGAGCAATGCCTTCACCTATTAATGTAATTTAAACGTGATTTGCATGTAACATTAAATCTGAATCATCATTTAATAATTCATCTTCATTACTAGTTGTCGAAACTTCTTCATAATTTACAACTCGTCTATTATGTTCAACCCAAAATGGATCAGCAAGTTTTAAACTATCCTCAATGTACATGAAATAAGGATCTCTACGAACTCTGTTCCAGAATGCAACTTCACTTTCAGATAAAGTCATAACTTCATCGAACTTATCTTGACCACTTTCTTTTAATGGGAATCCATTAACCAATTCACATTGAAGTTTGGTAAAAAATTGTCTTTCATCTAAGTTTTCAACTAAAATATCTTCTCTTATTTCAGGTTTAAATACAACCAATAACGGTTCAACACGTTTATTAAAATTATTCAAATAACGAGCAACATTATAATCACCAACCATATCAGGATTTTCCATTATTTCCTTTTCAGGTATCATATAACAATTAACTTCAATATATTCAGACGGCATTGGAACACCATATTTATTTTGATATTCTTCGTTCTGTTTCTTAGTTGGTTTATTTATTTTTTGAACATCACCAGAAGATTTCTTAGTACCATTATTAACATAGTAAATTGTTTCACCAAGACCGGCAGGGTAATTATTCATTATAACTAATTCCATATGTGCTTGTCTTGACATCAAAGAACCTGATTTGGTTTGTTTTTTACAATGTTTCTTATAATCTTCAACACCTTGTTTAACACGAGATTTATTTGCTATCTTGGAAAGTGGGATTTCCTTATTACATATCTTTTCCACATAAGAATAATACAACTCAACAAAAGATAATCCATCGCCATTTAATAAAAATTTTAATCCTTCATCTAAGAATTCCACAATATATTGTTGTAGTTTCTTAGATTTTATGGTATTACCGGTAAGTTTAATTTTTTCCTTACCTTTTTTCTCCATTTTAATAATGTAGTTTTTTCTTGACACATTAATACAAGATTTTGCAACATAGTCAATATCTAAACCCATTTCATTTCTCATAAAAATATCGTTAAACTCGGCAGTATCCGCTTTAATACCACGATATTCTTTTCCTTCTTCTACCAATTCATTTAAACCCTTACCTATATAAACGTGATCTTCTATATCTTCAGGTGTTTCAAAGTTAACACCATCGGTGTTTTTTAATATAATACCACCAATACCACCAACAAATGTACCATCTTCAGTTGAGATATCATAAACAAATTTATTACTGTTTTCTTGTATTTCATTAAACCATACTTCGTTTTCTTTTCTTTTTGATTTTTCATTGTTTAATTTATAGTAAACATCTTTTTTTTCAGTACCTAAAATTAAGGAACTTATTTTAGGTTTATCTTTTCTTATTGATATTATATAATTGACACCTAATCTATTTAAAATATAAGATATTCCTGCTAAACATACTTTAGATTTCTGTGTAATATCTTTAGGTTCATTGAAATCATTCCCCCAACCATCTGCCAAATAAAACCCATCCATAAATGATTTTAATATGTCAATATTGCCATTTAAAATTTCTTTTGGTATTTGTTTTTCACGATATGATGTATAACATTTTTCAGAAAACCATTTAGATAATAGAGTTTTAGATGTTTTTAATTTAAAAACTTTTGAATGTGAACGATAATCTTTAATTGGACAGTCTATGTTAAATTCTTTTTTTATTAAATCTTCCATACTATTCAATAGTTCAATATTAGAATTATTTAATGTAAACTCTCCTTTAAATGAACTATATGAACGTAACCCCAATTTTTTACTTGAGTATGTCCTATTAACCTTTTTATAATATGATGAACCATCACCAATAAAAAAACCAATTAGTTTCGCCATATCAGTGGACATATTATTTTCATTTTTTAAAAGAGGTATGTCAATTATATCAATCTTATCACCTCTTTTTAATGAAGATGGTTTTATTTGGATTTCATTTTGAAATAATGAATGATCTGATGTACAATTAACTAATCTATTTTTAGTTACAATTTTATGTATTGGTTTATTAGTTTCATGTCTATAAACATAATTAATATTTTTCCAACCACTTCTTGTTAATACAGTATATTCTTTTTCAGAAAAATCTCTTTCACCAATTTCAGATGTTATTTTTTTGGTATCATCAAATAAATCACATATAGGCAAAATAACCAAATTATCGTCAATATCTTTTAGATAAATAGGGGTATCATATTCTACACTATCCATTACCAAAGGTACATAACCTTTTTTCAAATAGAACATAATCATCATACGTAAACATTGACGACCAACACAAGTGATTGTTTCACCCTTATCCATATCACCCCAAGGAAATACATGTGGTGCTGATAATGAACCAAAGTAAGCATTAATGAATATCTTAATTGGTAATTGTTTTCTATCATATGATTCCGCTAATATAGGATCGGTTTTTTCATGAACTTCTTTAAGTCTTTTATACTTAATACGAATGTTACGGAAATACTTTAACATTGATTTCTGTACACCCATAATATCACATTCAGGAAATACATCATATACAAGTTGAATAGATGGATAAAGAGATGCATAGTCAAATTTAACAATATCCCTAGCATATCCAACTTTTAATAATCTTGAAAGACCACCTGTAATTGATCTACGTTCTGCCTTATATGGTACGGCAAGGTTATTTTCGTATGACCATGCTAACATTATTATTTTCCATAATGTTGCAGTACCCATTGTTGCAATTCTCTCATATGTTGTAGGTACAAGTTTTGATATTAGAAATGTAGACTGACTAAATGAATCATCCACTAACATTGTTTCATATAAGTCATCATCAAGGTATTGTTCAACAATTCTTGAACCTGACCATATCTCAAATTTACCGGGATATTTACTTAATAAATTTTCAGTACCGGGAGAACCCATTTTTCTATATCCACCTGTTTTTGGGTTTACATAATATTGTTCATTATCCAAGTATATCTTAGATATTGAACCACCTTCCACATATACCCGATTTGGTTTTTCTTTTTCCAAATATTTGGTAATATATTTTAATCCCCATTTCTTAATTTCTGAATTAATTGCTTGTGCTCTTCTAACCGCATGTGAAATATCAATGATATTAAATCCCCATATAATATGTTGTGTATATGGTTCAACTTCATTTGCGAGTTTTAAAACACCTTCTCTTTGTTTAATTCCATCATCCGTAAATATTTTGGTTAAATCTTTCACATTGACACCTAATATCTCGGCTCTTTTTAATATGAATGGAAAGTCAAATGATGCGGAATTATAACCACCAATAATTGTTGGTTTTTTATCTCTAATTATTTTGAAAAATTCTTCAATACATTTCTTTTCACCATCCTCACCAAATGCAGAGATTGTTCTATTTAAACCACGATTATCCTTAACTCCAATCAATATGATATTACAAGTCTCAGGTTCTAATCCAGTGGTTTCAATATCAAATACAAAACGATAAACATCTGAATATTCATCAATACCTTTAAATAAACGTTTCTTTGTTTGAACTAAATATTGTTCAACAGGAGATAATATGGTAAATAAGTGTCTATGTTTTTCACCCCAAGGATCTATTCCACCTTGTTTAAAGAAATTTATTAAATCACCATAACCTTTAATACTTTTTACTAAAAATTTATGACCATTTTCAAGTCTTTCATTACCACCGGTATTCAATTTTTCAATTAGAATACCATGTTCACCCATTTTTTGTTTTTGAAGTGACTTATTGTTGTTGTAAAAGTTTTGATTATTCAAATCACCAACCCATAGGAATGGTGTAAATGAATCCATTTTTACAATTTTACCCTTTTCTGGGTCTTGAATAATTTTGTGAATTTTGTTCGTGGCGTAACTGAATTCTACTCCGACTATAAATTGTTCGGGGTCGCCACCATTAAGGAAACTTTCGATAAGTTCCTGTGAGATTACTTCTGACATATATTTTACTTTTAAATTGACACATTAGCTTACGAGTAAATCGTAGTTAGTCTTAACAAAAAATAAATATAGTCAAAAAAAGTCAGATTAAAAAATATTGATGTATAGTTTCTCTTTTACAGGTAGAATTAACTTAGTAGTTGGGTCTTGATTTGTATCTAAAAATTGAACAATAAATTTACCTTCAAATTTACCTATTTGAGATGTTTGTTCTTCTGTAAATCTAAATGTAATGTAATATTCATCAGTAGTCATATCATATTTTTTAGTTCTTGATGTTGTCCAACAAGTACCATTCAATATAACAGGAATATTTGTTTTATATTCTGACATTTCAAATGTAATATCAGAATTTTCCAATAAATCATTAATTGATGATTTATCATTTATACCATCATCAATTAACTTTAACTTTAAAATTGGGTCACTTGCCCCTTGTCTTATATAAAATTCCATATTAATAAATATTATTTTTTTATAATGCGGTTACATTATCCACACAATTATTTCCACATATGAAATAATCATAATCACCACTTTTTAATGACATTAGGAAATTATGTCTAACATGAAAATAATCTAGAGGTTCTTCATAATATTTAATACTTTTTATATCAAAACAACATGTACCTTCATGAATACCACCCATTAAACCTGTTCCACCACCCCAAGATTGAATAAATGGTTGAGTTCCCCTTGTTGATGGTATAATCTCTTCCCATTCTTTTATTTTATAAATTGGATTACCATTTAAATATATTTTCAATGTTCCCAATCTTTGTTTTCTTTCTGATTCCCATTTTTTATTCAAAATCTCATATGTATTAAATGTTGCAATTTGAGTTGATGTTATTTCAGAATCAGTTGTGTCTAATGGTGTTATTACATATTCCTCAATTAGATCATTCCAACCACCATCATTTTCAATATTACAATCTGTTAATCTATAATCTCTATCAAATACAATAGTTACATTAAAATCTTTTGTATCACCTGTTGTACATAAAGTTGGGGTTTGACCACTTTCAATATAATAACCATCACTATAACCTGATACCGGGTCACAAACACCAGAATATCTAACAGAAATAAATTTTATTCTACCATCAGGTGTAAATTGAAAAGATAAGTTATTATCTGCATAATTTGCAACATTATCTTCACCTCTTACACCAATATAATAAAAAACAGAACCTTCAGTCCAACCACTATGTTCTCTATTAAAAATAAAATCTAAAGTCCAACCTTTTTCTGTTCTTCTTTTAATATATGGTGAACAATAATCATTTCCACCACCGGTATTAAATTTATAAGCCCAAGGTTTATTTTCCAATTGTGGAGAAGGTGGACAACAATTTGATGAATTGGTTATTTTACTTTCGCATTCTATTGTTGACCCTGATAAATTATTGATTAACCATGAAGAAGGGGTGTTAATAATATCATTATAACTAATAATATTATAATATGTAATACCATCTAAATTGACATAAACATCATTATTTAATATTATATATTCATATTGATCACCAAAAAAATTAATAAAATCATTGTAATCAAAGGTATAATTACTTGTACCATCACTAATTGTAATAGAGTCTCTAACACAAGTAAATCCACTTAAACCACTATTTATTGTAAGAGATGTATATGTGATATCGTAATTAAATTGGATAACATCTGAATTATAATCTAAATCATTTTTTGTGATTTCATAGTCATATACCTCAGAAAAATCCACCTTACCATCTAATTTAATACCATAATAATTAAAAATATTTTGACTTGCCATAATTATATAAATATCTTTAATAACTTTTGATATTTATATAAAAGCAATATTTAATGAATAATTTTATAAAACAGATAATAGAAGAGAAATTTGTGTCAAAAGCACAACAAAAATTTTTCTATGCAAAAGCGGGAGATAAATCAACCTCACCAAAAGAAAGGAAAAAATGGGGTAAAATGGCTCATGAATTTTCAGATAAAACAGATTTTAAACATTTACCAAAAAAAGTTAAAAAACCTAAAAAAGAGGTTGATGAAATCGTTGATGATGAAGGAAACATTGCTAGAGGTAAAAAACCAACAGATTTCAATACCAAAGGTGTTACAGACAATAAAACTACTGATGAAGTCGTTAAAATGTCAACAGGACAAATGGGGTCATCTAGTGCATATGGTGCTGTGTCAATGAAATATTTTGGTATGTCAGAAGCAGATTTGAGTAAATCTTTAGGTTATGAAGATACTTTAGGTGATGATGAAAGTTTTAAAGAAGCTTATAGACATTTTACAAAAGAATTAGGTTTAACACATGAAGAAGCTATTGAAAGATTAGGTCAAATGGGTTATGATCAAAAACTACCTGATGATAAAATTAGATTAGTTGAAAATCCTAAAAAATTCATGGAAGAATATCTTGAAAGTATCTTATCAAGAAAAAATGATCCAAATGATATTCTTGATAATGATTTGGATGAAGAAAAAGAAATTAACCCAATTGTTTTAAAACAATTAAAATCATTAAAAAATAGTTTGGATAGTCACAATTTATCATTAAAGGATATTTTGAAACATTTAAAATAATGAATAGAGAATTAAAAGATAGAGTTTTTGATGTCCCACAAGATATTCTTAATCTAATTAACCATACAATAACTGGTTTACAAGATAAGAATACACATGGTGTTCAACGTGCTCAAAATATATTAAACGATAAAAAAGTAACTTATGGACAATTAAAAAGAATTATCCATGATTTACAAACTATTGATAAAATTAAAGATAGAGTTAGATATAATCTTTATGGTGGTCAATTAATGGATAATTGGTCAAAAAAACATTTACAAGGTGAACGCGATTTAATTGATAATAGGAAAGAAGGAAGAAAAGATGCTGATGAAATGTCAGCAATTACTGGAGAAAGAAAAAATTCATATTTAAAAAAACATACAAAAAAATTTGGATTTACTGTACCAACAAATTTGATTAAAAGTAATTCACATAAATCATCAATATCCCCAATAGTTTCATTAGGTTTATTTGAGGAAATTGAAAAAATAAAAAAATTAATAACATATTAACATGCCAAATATTTCACCATTAGAAGCAATTGCAAATGAATTAAGACCGACAGAAATTGCGGTAAATAAGTATAACCCAAGTTCAATTTATGATAGTAATGACGCATACTCATCACTACATAATGATCAAGCAGTAACACCCGTTGATATTAATAATAGAAATACTGAACAGTCAATTAACACATATGGTCCTAATAAACCATATGGTTCTAATGTTGCTTATTCAGTAATAAATAAAGATTTGGCGGTAACTCCACTGGATATTACTAATAGAACCACAGAAGAAGCAATCAATACATATAATGCAACTAATCAGTATAACTCCAATGATGCTTATTCAACATTAAATAATGATCAAGCAGTAACTCCACTTGACATAAATAATAGAAATAATGAAATTGCATCGAATAAATATAATGGAAAAAAAACATATCCTGATTTTTAATATGAAATTAACTAAATTATTTTTTAAAATACTTGAAGAACAAAATGTTCTTAAAACAAGACAAAGTAAACCAATTGTCGATGCAATTGTTAATAGGAATCCTATTACCTTTTATTATACAGGTCCAAAAAAACCAAAAGAAAAAAGTGTTAAACAAGGAAAAAGGATTAACGCAGAGGCGGTTGCTATGGGTGTTAATAGTAAAGGTAATTTAGTGATTAGAGCGTATGTACAACCACCTTCTGTTTCAAAAAAAGGTTTTAATGAACACGGATGGAGAACATTTATGGTTAGTAGAATGAGTAATGTTCAAGTTAATAATAATACCCAATTCAATGAAAAAAGACCAGGTTATAAAGAAGGTGATGAAACTCCAAGATATGGTGGAATGAGAGTTACGTATGTTAAATCAAATTGGGATACAACAACACCGGTTAAAAAAGAACCAAAACCAAAACCTATAAAAGAACCAATTAAAAAAGTTGAACCGGAATTACCTCAACCAAAACCCGAAGTAAAACCCCCTGTTGAACCAACTAAACCAACAGAATTACCTCAACCAAAACCAGAGGTGAAACCTGAACCAACTCCGGTTGAACCAAATAAAGAAATAAAACCATCTACTGAATTACCACAACCAAAACCCGAAGAAAAACCGGAAGAAAATCCAGAAGATGAAACATTAAAAGAAAATATTAAAAGAATTAAAACTTTAATGTTATCATAATAATAATTATAATTAATAAAATATATTAAATATGCAACAAGGAAATGGAGTAATCTCAGAAAATGATTTAATGATGAGATTAGTACAAGCAAAAAAAATAATGAATAAAGTGGATAATGGTGATTATGAAACTGGCAATGTAAATGAACAAGTTTTAAGATCTGCACCTGAAGAATTAGCTTCAAGTGGAATGGGTATGAACCAACCAATGATGCCACAACAAAGAATGGTACCACAACAAAGAATGGTACCACAACAAAGAATGGTACCACAACAAAGACATATGCCACAACAAATGGGTGGATATGATATGATGGGTATGATGGAAGAATCAAGACCAGCCCCAACAAGACCAGTTAGCTCAAATGTTTTAGACGTTAATAGAATACAAAACACTAAACTACCAGAAAATATAAAAAAACTAATGATAGAACATCCTATACAACAACCACAACAAATATCATTGGCAGATTCACTTGATATTAATTTTGTTAATAAAGCAAGAAAATTAATGGAACAAGAAGGTGTTGGACCAAGTAAATCAAAAACATCATCAAGACCACAACAAACACAAGTAATTCATTCAAAACAAGATGTTAATGAAATTATAACTGCGTTAACACCTATCATTGAAAATACTATTCGTAAAATAATGGATGAAAAATTAAATCAATTATTGACCGCACAAAAAACAACTTCAATAAATGAAAATTTAGTTGTTAAAGTTGGTGATTCAGTATTTTCAGGAAAAATTACTAAAGTTAACAAGGCGAAATAACCTTTTCTTTTTGGATTATATATATTATTATTGACGTATAAACAAATTTTATGTCAAAAATAAAGATATTAGCAATCCCATCAGATAAATTCGGTGTAGGTAAATTTAGAATTTTAGATCCATTTAGATATATTGGTGATAACTACTCAGATGAAATACATGTAGATATTTCTTTTAATCCTGAAGATAATGATGATTTCTTCAAAGATTATAATGTAGTTGTTTTCCATAGTTTTGTTGTACCTACAACCCATGAAGCAAATATTGCTCGTATTAAATGGTTAAAAGAAAAGGGAATTAAAACAGTAATGGATATTGATGACCTTTGGTTTGTTGATATGAGACACCCAATGTACCACCAAGTTAAAGAACATAAAATTGGTGAGAAAAAAATTGAGATGTTAAGATTGGTTGACCATATTACCACAACAACAACTATATTTGCAAATACAATTAAAGAAAAATTAGGGTTAAAAAATACAACAATATTTCCAAATGCGGTTAATGATGAAGAACCACAATTCCAACCAAAACCATTTAAATCTGATAAAATTAGATTCGGATGGTTAGGGGGAAGTTGTATGACACCTGATACAGAAATATTAACAGATAATGGTTGGATAAGATTTGATCAATTAGATAAAACTGAAAAAGTTGCAACATTAAATCCAAATACAAATGAAATTGAATATCATAAACCATCTGGATATATTTGTGAACCATTTAAAGGTAATTTAAATTGTGGTAAAAATAAATTAATTGAGTACGAAGTAACACCAAATCATAATATGTATGCGTCTGAAATAAAACATTTGGGTCATAAAAAATTAAATTTGGGGTTAGTACAATCGGAAAAAATACATGGAAAAAATTTCCACGTTAAAAGAGATGCTATATGGAATGGTATTGAAAAAGAATTTTTTACATTACCTAGCATTGAATTTTATGAAGAATTAGAATTGGAAACATCTGAAATAGATAATATCATATCTAAAAAATTTATTAAAACAACACGTTTATTTAATAAATATGGAAATGAAAAAGAATTTGAAATGGATGATTGGTTAAAATTTTTTGGTTTTTGGATGGCAGAAGGTTGGACAAGTAAAACTAAAGGTTTACACCAGGTTGGTATTGCACAAATTAAAGATAATAATTATCTTGAAACGATGTTTAATTTATTGGAAAAAATGGGATTTAAACCAATATATAGTAAAGATAAAAAACAAATTCGTATATTTGATAAACAATTATGGTATTATCTTTCACAATTTGGTTATGCAAATGATAAATTTATTCCAAAAGATTTAAAAGAATTATCTAGTAGACAATTAAATATATTTTTAGAATGGTTTATAAATGGTGATGGTAATATTGAAAATAATATTTATAAAAGAAAAAGAGCGTGGAGTAGTTCTAAATCATTAATTGACGATTTACAAGAAATATCATTAAAAATTGGTTTACCAAGTACGATTAAAAATAGAGGTAAAAGAACATCATATATTAAAGGTAGACAAATTATAAATCAATTTGATAGTTATCAAATTAATTTTTCAAAAAATCCAAATATTAGTAAACATAATAAATCAACACCATTAGTAAAAAGTAATGAACAATATCAAAGATACTACAATGGATTTGTTTATTGTGTTGAGGTTACTAATCACATTATTTATGTTAGAAGAAATGGTAAACCATTTTGGATAGGTAATAGTCACTTACATGACCTAGAATTACTTAGAAATGGTATTTCAAGTATCCAACATGAAAAACCTGAAAATACTCAATTTGTACTATGTGGATTTGATACTAGAGGTACTGTTAGTGAATTTAATCCAGACACAAAACAAGTAACACAAAGACCAATAAAACCAGAAGAAACAGTTTGGTATAAGTATGAACAAATATTTACCGATAATTATCGAGTAACTAATCCTACATACGAAACTTATCTTAAATCATTTACACCATCCCCTGAATATAAAGATGATAATGAAACATATAGAAGAAGATGGACATTGGATGTTGCAAAATATGCCATAAATTATAACTATTTTGATATTTCTTTAGCACCATTAGCAGAGTCTCATTTTAATGCAAATAAATCACAATTAAAGGTTATTGAAGCAGGTTTCCATAAAAAGGCGTTAATTGCTAGTAATGTTAAACCATATAATTTGGATTTAATATCTGCGGTAGATAGTGGTAAATTTAATGATAAAGGTAATGCTCTATTAGTAGACCCTAATAGAAACCATAAAGATTGGGGTAAACATATGAAACGTTTAGTGGATAATCCCAATATGATTGAAGATCTTGGTAATCGTCTTTATGAAACTGTTAAAGATAAATTTGCATTGAGGAATGTATGTAAAGATAGAGTGGAGTTTTTTAAAACTATCACCCAATAATTTGGTAAATCAAAAAATATTGATTATATTTGATTTATTAAAATTATAAAATATGCATTATTTAGTTACAATCGGTTATGAAACCGAACAAGTAGACAGAAACGGAAATAACCGTCTTCAAAAATTAAAGTACGCTTTAGAAGCAGAATCTGCTGAGGAAGCAATGTTAGTTGCCGCAAAATACAGAGAAGGTGATATCAGAGCAAGCGAAACTCTATCAATTGTTAAACTACCAATTGAATGTGTTATTGACAAAAAAAATACTCCCGAATTTTATAAAGGTTAATTAATGGGTATAAAAAAATTTAAAGTAATAACTTTTATTGAATTACTTGAAGGTTTAATTGCTAAAAGAAAATTTGAGTTAGATACTAAAAAAATGAGTGATTCTGACAGAATTAATTACAAAAAATTAATTGACCATCTACAACTAAAATTAAGTTTAGCAAAAAAAGAAAATCGGGATTATATTAAATAAAAAAATTATGTTAACAACACAACAATTAGATGCAAATAAACAAAAGTTTATTGAAACAAATAATAAATATGAAATTTTCACACCAGAATTATTAGATTTTTTAGGTGATGGATTTTATATTTCACCAGCATCTCCCACATTGGAGATGTATGGTTGTTTTCCGGGTGGTTTATTAAATCATTTGATTAAAGCGTGTAAATACGCTGTCCAAATTAATGATTTATTACCTGAAACAATTAGACAAAATAAAGAATCCATTATTAAGTGTGTATTTCTTTCACAAATAGGTAAAGTCTTTTTATTTAAACCAAATGCAAGTGAATGGCATAGAAAAAACTTAGGTAAAATGTATGAATTTAACGATGATATTGTTTCATTAAGAACAGGTGAAAGATCTGCATATTATGCAATTAATTATGGTGTTAAATTGAAGGAAATCGAGTTCCAAGCAATCGTAAATTTGGATAAAGACGAAACCGATAAACAAGCTAAATTCTATTCAGAAGCATTAACAAATATTGTTAAACAAGGAATAGAATTGGCAATAATAGATGAAAAAGAACATGGAAAAAGAAGAGATTAAAGACTACATTAGTAAGTTACAAAATTTTGAAAGTCAATTAAAATCAGATGATGAAGAAATTGATTTAAATTTTATAAGTGAATTAGATGATTTGTTATTAAAGTTAAATACTGACGTACAAAAAACTATGGTAACAAATTCATCAGCAATGGAAATTAAAGTTAAAAAAACACATCCAAATGCAGTTATACCATCATATTCAAAAGATGGTGATGCTGGTATGGATTTAACAATTACTGAAATAATTAATCAAACTGATGGAGATGTGACTTATGGATTTGGTATTGCCATGGAAATACCTAGAGGATATGTTGGACTGATATTCCCACGTTCTTCTGTTAGAGAATATGATTTATTATTAAGTAACGCAGTTGGGGTTGTAGATTGTGTTCCATCTGGAACAAAAATAAAAACTATTAATGGGGATATTAATGTTGAAGATTTATTTGAAAATATATCAATACCAATTTTATCATATAACGAAGAATTAAATTCAATAGAAACTGATATGGTTACAGATATGTGGATAGTAGAAAATAAAGATTTATTGAGAATTACCACAGAAGATGGAGATATTGTAGAATTACCACATGAAAAAGAAGTTTTTACTAAATCAGGATGGAAAAAAGTTTTTGATTTAACAGAAAATGACGAAATCTTAAGATTTATGTAAATATATCGTATTCTTTTACATTCTATTGGATATTTATTGTAATAGAATGTGGTTATATGTGTGAAAAACAAGAAAAAATATGCTTACAATGTAATAAAGAATTTTTAACAAATAGAGATCATTCAAAATATTGTTCAAATGAATGTAGAATCAATTCAATGTCAACAATATTAAATCCATTAAGAAAAAGAAAAATTATTAAATGTGAAGAATGTGATAAAGAAGTTGAGGTTCAAAATTACACTAAAAGAAGATTTTGTTCAATATCATGTGCAAGTAAGAATCAACAGAAAAATAATAATACTATAAAATTAAAAAAAAATAAATTTTCATGTGATCATTGTGGTAAAGAATATGAAACTTGGAATTATCGAAAAGTTTCTAAATTTTGTTCAAATGAATGTAAACACTTATCAGGTAGAATAAAAAGAAAATGTAATTCTTGTGATAAAGTATATATTAGTTCAAATTGGGAGGATGAAGGTTATTGTTCAAATGAGTGTAAGTCTAAATTTGTTGGTAAAAGAACATCTAAATTTGAAAAAGAAATATTTGAATTTTTAAAATTAAAAATTAAAAATTTAACAGTTGATTCAAATGGATTTATAGATTTAAAAATGAGAAAAACATTTCCTGATATTTTAATAAATAATAAAATATTAATTGAATGTTATGGTGATTATTGGCACTGTAATCCATTATTTTTTAATCCCGATTATTACCATAAACAAATTAGAAAAACCGCTAAAGAAATATGGGAAAATGATAATCAACGGGTTAAATTATTAACCGATAATGGGTATGAAGTTATTATAATATGGGAAAATGATTATAAAACAAAAAAAATAACATTAAATAAGATTAAAAATAAAGTAAATGAAATATACCAAAATAAAAAAAATTGAAAAAACTAATAGTAAACCAATTTATCATTTAACAGTAGAAAAAAATCATAATTTCTTTGGAAATAATTTATGTTTACATAATTGTGGTTATAGAGGTGAAATTAAAGCCACATTCAAAATAGTTACTGATAACGCACCATTTTTTAACAAATATGAATTAGGTGAAAGAGGAGCACAAATAATTATTTTACCTTATCCTCAAATTAAATTTATTGAATCCGAAACACTCTCTGATACTGAGAGAGGTACAGGTGGATTTGGTAGTTCTGGTAAATAAAAAATACATATATAAAGTATTCAGGTTTAACGCCATATTTATAAAAAAAGGATATGAATATGGCGTCTAAACCGCATACAGACAATGTTTACAAAGAGAAGAGAGTTCCTAAAACACCCCCAAAGTTTCAAATCACATTAGACGACAATCAAAAAGAAGTAGTCGAATTTATAAGAAATAATCAAATAACATTATTACTTGCCGATCCGGGTTGTGGAAAAGCACAACCATTAGATTCAAATGTTGTAACATCTAATGGTTATAAATTAATGGGGGATTTAATTGTTGGAGATAAAATAATTACAGAAAATGGTGATGAGACAACTATTTTAGGTATTTATCCACAAGGGGTTAAAAAGATAGTTAAAATAACATTAAATGATGGTTCTACCACAGAATGTTGTGAAGAACATTTATGGAGTGTTATAAAAAAGAAAAATTTGTATAATCAATTCCATAAAAAAAATGGAAAAGAATATATCAATACCAATTATTTGAAATATGAAACATTACCAACAAAAGAAATTATTTCAAAATTAAGTAATAATTATTATTTACCAAAACACAAACCTATTGATTTTTCAAAATCGGAGTATTTTAAAGATAACCATAATATAGATCCTTATTTAATAGGTGTATTATTAGGTGATGGGGGATTAACACAAAATTCCGTAATTTTATCTACAATTGATAAAGAAATATTAAATTCTGTTGATGAGATTATAAAAGAACATAATTGTTCATTAAAGAAAAAAGATTTGAAAAGTTGTGATTATCGAATAAATGGGGTTAAACAAAAAAATGAAATTTTAAATGAAATAAGACGATTAAATATTAATGTTGGTAGTAAAGAAAAATTTATTCCAAAAGAATACATTTTCACAAATATTGATAATCGTTTAAAATTATTAAATGGGTTATTGGATACTGACGGTACTGTAGAAAAAAATCAAAGAATATCCATAAGTACAAGTAGTTTACAATTAGCTAATGATATTTTATTTTTAATATTTTCATTGGGTGGTGTTGGTAAAATAAAACATAGAGAAAGTAAATATAAAAATAATAATGGTGATATTATTAAAACATCAATAAATTATAATGTATATCTTTATTTTGAAGATTATCATAAATTATTCACATTAACAAGAAAAAGAGAACGTTTACTAAATAATAAACGTAATGAATTTAAAAGAATAATTAAAAAAATTGAGTATGTTGGTGAAAAAGAATGTCAATGTATTTATGTTGATTCACCATCACATTTATATTTAACCGATAATTTTATTGTTACACATAACACAACAATAGCTCTTTATTATGCTTTAACTGAATTAAGGAAAAAGAATATTGAGAAAATTGTATTAACAAAACCAATCGTTGAAATTGGTAAAAGTATGGGATTTTTACCCGGTACTTCAGAAGAAAAAATAGAACCTTATTTACGTTCATTTATTGATAATATGGAAAAAATTATCGGTAAGTTAGAAACAGAAAAATTATTCAGAGAAGAAACTGTAATATTTGAACCAATACAATTTTGTAGAGGTGTTAGTTTTGAAAATGCATGTATTATTGCAGATGAAATACAAGGTGCGGTTTTACATGAACAAATATCTTTTATAACAAGAAAAAGTTCTTCATCAAAATTAATATTAATGGCAGATCCATTCCAAACTGATATTAGAAATACTGGTATTTTTGATTTAATTGAAATACTTGGTAATGAACCTGAAATCGGTATTAAAGAATTAGATGAATCATTCCAAAAAAGAGATCCATTAATACAGAAGATATATAAAAAATACAAAGCACATTTAGCTAAGTAATAAAGTAATTTTTGCACAATAAACCCATATCATTTATTATAGTGATATTGGTTTATTATTTACTTATATTTACACTAATACTATATTAGTCGACATGGAAATATATATTAGTATTGACGGGGTTATTAGAAACCTCATACAAAAATTCAACTACCACTACGTAGATTATTATTTAAACTCAGATGAAATCGGTGATAAACTTGATGTTGAAACTGGAGAAGTTATTGATTCAGATGATAGTAATTTTGAATATGGAATAAATTTACCTGTTCAAAATGATAATATATTAAATAGTTATAAATTTAAATCAAAAGAAGAATTTGAATATTTTTTATTCTTAGAATTCCCAATAGAAATCTTCGGTCATGCAGGTCTTAGTTACTCAACTGTGATAACAGATTTAAATAAATTAATTTCCTCAAATTTAGAACATAATATTACTTTAATTGGTTTGGATGAATTTGGTAAAGCAAAACCAGCAACATTATTTTTCCTATCTAAAAATGGTATAATGGCAAATAATATTAAGTTTATTAAATCAAATGAAATTGAAGATGCTTGGAAAAATTGTCATTATTGGATAACGGATAATAAAAAAATAATAGAAAAATGTCCTATTGATAAATTTGTCTATAAATTTAATACTAAATACAATGAATTCTTTACAATTGGAGAAGAAATAACTAAATTAACAGAAATAAAAGAAACATGGATCAATTTTTCAGAAAACAGTACTACATTGACTTCGACAAAATCATTGACAAATGCAAAATCACAAGAATAAATGATGATGACGCTGATAATAAAGATGAAGAAAAAGTACCTTCAGATTTAGAAATCAACGTTTTCAAATATGAAATGGTGAAAATGTGTTTAGATAGAGTCATCAATGACTTTCAAGAATCAGAAGACGACACATTATTAAAAGGATTTAAAAACGAAGACATATCCTTTCAAATTGCGATGAATAGTCTAATAAAAAGTGAAATTTTAATTGAATATATAGAAGATGATGAATAAAGAAGAACAAATACAAAAACTAATCGAAGCGATAGGTAGATTAGAGGGGGGTCAAAGTGTTACGTATTTTTTAACATATGACACAAAAAATAACCCAAGAGCATCAGTTAAACATATCTATGATATGGCTTTAACATTAAATAATAATGGATTCCCATCAAAAATCCTTGTTGAAGATAAAACATATGGTGGCGTACCTTGGTTAGGTGACGATTATTCTAAATTAGAAGTCGTATCTATTAAAGAAGACAGACCAGAAATTAAAATTGATGACACTATTGTCGTTCCTGAATACTATTCAAATGTTTTACAACAACTGACTAATGTTAAATGTAGTAAAGTAATGTTAGTTCAACAAAAAAATTATATTTTTGAAACATTACCAGTTGGTAGTAGATGGATTGATTTTGGATTTGACAGGGTAATTACTACAACAGAAGAAAGTAAAAAATATATTTTACAAAACTTTCCGGAAGCATTAGTGTTCATTATACCACCAATAATTGGTGATAATTTCACACCTTCAGAAAAACCAATAAAACCATTGGTAGCGATTAATTGTAGAGATAGAGTCATCCATAGAAGATTAATATCTGAATTTTATCTTAGGTATCCACAACTTAGATTCATCACATTCAGAGATATGGTTCAAATGAATTATAAAGACTTTAGTGAAGCACTAAAAGAATGTGTTGTATCATTATGGGTGGATAACGAATCTACATTTGGTACATTTCCTCTTGAATCATTAAAAAGTGCTGTTCCTGTTATTGGTAAGATACCTGATACAGAACCAGATTGGTTAGGAGAAAATGGTATGTGGACAGATGATACCAATAAATTGGTAGATATTTTAGGTACTTTCTTATTATCTTGGTTAGATGGTATTGATTTAACTGACGAAGTTAAAACTAAAATGAAAGATACTTTATTACCATATGATACACATGTGACACAAAATAACATATTATCTATTTTTGGATCAATAAAAAATAAAAGAAAAGAAGCAATCGAAAAAGGGATTGAAAATATAAATAAAGAAACAATATAATGGAGAACAAGAATATAACAGTACTTTTAGCAGTACACAAAATAGATGAAGATTATAAAGAAATGTTAACAATTGCAATTGATTCTATGAACACATTTTATAATGATGTTAAAGTTTCAATTATTTGTCCAGCAGACATTAAAAATGAAATAACCAAAATAGATTTTGGACAAAAATTAGAAATCAATTATATCGTTAATTTAGGTAAAACAGATTTTTGTTCACAAATTAACAAAGGTATTGAAACATGTGATACCGAATGGTTTGCAATATTGGAAATTGATGACATATTTAAACCAATATGGTTGAAATCAATGAATGAACATATTAACACATATACAGATGTTGATGTATTTCTTCCAATCATTAAAGATGTTGATAAAGATGGTAATTTTTTAAGTTTTACGAATGAATCATCTTGGGCATACGGGTTTACAGATCAACAAGGTTATATTGATAATGGAACATTATTAGAATTCCAAAATTATCAAACTAGTGGTGGTCTTTATAGAACAAAAACCATTAAAGAAAATGGGGTGTTTAAAGAAAACATGAAACTAACATTTAGTTATGAATTTTTACTAAGATTAACTAATAATCAAGTTAAAATAATGACAGTTCCACGTATTGGTTATCAACACGTGAATTTAAGAGAAGATTCATTATTTTGGTCATTTGAAAATGAAAAATTAACTGAGGATGAAGTTAAGTTTTGGATAGATTCAGCTAAAAAAGAATTTTTCTTTAAAAATAAACGAGAAATTAATTATGTACCAGCTTAATGCCAAAAAAAAGAACCCAAAAAGAGTATTTTGGGGTTGAACAAGAAGAAGCGGTAGTAAGATATCTAGAATCTGAAGACGAAACTGAAAGGAATAAGATATTCAATGAATATTTAAGAGAACCCCTAATTATAATGATCGAATCAATTATTCGACGCTATAAATTATATAGAAAAGGTATATCATTTGATGAAAATCATACCGATACATGGTCTTTTCTAATTACAAAATTAAACAAATTTGATCATACCAAAAATACGAAGGCGTATTCGTATTTTGGTACGATTTGTAAAAATTACTTGATGGGTGCAATTCAAAAAGACACCAAAGAAAGTAATAGAAGTATATCATATGAGGACATTTCTTCTGAAATAGAGGAAAGTCCTCATTTATCATATACAATAGACCATGAAGACGTTGATTATTCTGATATTATTACAAAATTAGTGGTAGAATTAGAAGAATTCATGGAAAATGAAGAAATGAACGAAAATGAAAAAAAATTAGGATACGCATTACTTGAAATTTTTACCAATTTTAATAAAATATTTCAAATTGGTGGAGGTAATAAATTTAATAAGAACCTAATACTTTTATCATTGAGAGAAATGACATCTTTATCAACAAAAGAAATAAGATTATCATTAAAACGTTATAAAAAAATGTATAATGGTATATTAGAAGATGTCATAAAATAAAAAAACATCTATTTATTAGTATGGCAAACAAAAGAAATATTATATCATTAGATGTTGATTCTGCATTGTCTTTAATGCAAGAAATTTATAATGATATTGTTGAACAAAAAAATACAGCATCATTAATTATGAAAAAAATGCTTGCATTTATGAAAGATGCTGAGGATATGAGTATGATTGGACCTGTAATTAAAGAACAACAAAAAATCCTTAATGAATGTGCTGAAAAGAAAATATCATTAGTTAAATTACAAAGTGTTTTATTAAAACAAACACAAGGTCAAGGTAATGGTGGAGGACCAATTGGTAAACTTACATTATCTGACGAAGATAGAGCTATATTAGATAAATTAGTTAATGATGATGATAAAGGAACATCAAAAACAACATATTCAATATAATGAGTGATACAAGAAGTGTAAAAAATAAAATACAATCAAAATTAGAGGCCATCAAAAAAATTAATGATGACCCCAATGCCTTTGCAAATAGTTTAGAAGATAAATATCTTAAAGACTTACCATCAACAGATCAATTATTAGGTAAAAAACTAGGTCAATTTGGTCAAACAAATTCAAAAAAAACCAATAATAAAGATATTTTTGGTGAATTAATGGATATTGCAAATGGTTTTTTTGGTAACAATAATAAACCTGGTGGGAATGATAAAACTTCAATAACTGGTCAGTTAAAGAAACATGCAATGAGTGCAGGGAAAACGACATTAGATTCTGCGAAACAAATAGTATCTAGTAATGTTGAGAAAGTTTTTTTTGCTGGAGATGGTATTTGTGGTACATTAACATCTATTAATATTGATCAATTAACAATTACACCTAATGAATTTGATCTTTTAAAAATGTTTACCGTTGATCCTTCATCTTCATCAGGTCAGATAATGTATGAGGCAACATCACCAAATAAAGGTAAATTAAAATTAAATAGAGATTTTTATACATCATTTACAAGTGGTCCTTACCAATTTAATACAAATAATAATAAAACTTTATTTACTGCAAATTGGAGTGCACCAAATCAGTATTTTATTGTTTCAGGTCTAACACAAGAAAATACAAAACCAAAAGTAAGTGAATTTTTTGCAGATTATTACTCTTCAATAGAATTACCAGATTTAAAACATATTGCAAAAACGGCAATGTTAATGACAATACAAGGAGACGGTTCTGAACCTTCTTTTTTCTTAGATGGTATGAATGAGATACAAAGAATAATTAAAAAATTGTTCGCAGTATGTGGTTCACCAAAAAATAAAAATAAGTTAGAAAATCAACATAACATGTTTGATGAAAACGAAGAAGATATCGAAGCTTATTTTAATTTTGATGATGTTGAAGGTATTGATTTAGATGATGAAGATACAAGAAAAAGAAGAGTTTTAAAATTTGCAGATTGTAATAATTTTGAAGTTCCAGTCAATGGAAAAATGATTGAAGATTTTGTTTATTATATAAATAAAAAACCATTAAATACTGCAATAAATGAGACATTCTCAAAAGTTGCAAATGATGCTGCAGCACAATCAGAAGGGAATTTATTACCAATTAATTTTAATTTAAATTTACAAAATTTATTTATATTAAACATACCAAAGGCAATAATCACTTCAATATTATCACCAAAAATTATTTATCCAATTGTTTTAATGTATAAAGTAATTAAAAATAATTTAGGTTCATTAGATTTAAAAAGTTTAATGAAAAAATTATTTAAATTATTTAATGGAATAATTACTGATTTATTTTGGTTATTTATAAGAACATTTTGGAAATTAGTTAAAGCGGATTTATTAAAATTTTTATTAAAAACAGCACAAAAAATTATTAAAGGTAAATTTAAAAGATATTTGGTCATTATAAGTGCACTGATTTCATTTTTATTAAAAGTTTTAGAAACTGGATTAGATAATTGTTATGACTTATTTAATGCAATTATAACTGCAATTAATACTGCATTGGCAGTAAACGGATCAAACCAAGTACCTAATTTATTATTACTATTTGCAGACAAACAACCGGGTTTTAGTCCTGAAAGAGCAAGTATGAATATATCAGAAAGAATGTCAGCAGCAGGAATAAATATGGGTCCAATTTATGGGGAAAGTAGTAATCTTCAAGCAATGGTAAAATCAATTATTGATGGTCATACAGAAGAAAAAGATATGAATGGTTTTACAAAATCAACAAATACTTTACCGATTATTGTTGCAACACCATCTGGACCTGGTACAATTTTACCTGGTATGATGACATTAGCGGGAAAATCAATGTAAAATGGATAAGAAAAAAATAATTGATATTGTAGAAAATATCCAAGATAGATCAAATAATGATTTGTTTTTAGTAAAAAATGAATTATTTGATGAATTTAATAAAACAAAAGAACTAATTATAGATCTAACAAGACATCTTGATAGTGTTGAGGAATTGTATAATAAAGTTAATAATGAAATAAGTAAACGAACTGGTAAATAATGAAAATAATAGATATTGCAATTTGTGTTGATAACGTAGACCCATTGGGTATTGGGAGAATACGTGCAATTCGTTATAATGATTATATTGGTGAAAAAGAAAAGGCAATGGATTATACTCCATGGGGAGATAGAGATCCATTTATATGTCTACCATTCTTACCACCAACAATTAATTTTATACCATCAAAACAACAAGCAGTTAAACTTATTAATTATAACACAACAAAAGAAACTGTTAACCAAGAATATATACCAGGACCATTTACAACATTACATGATTTTAATAGTCAAACATATTCACAACAAGTTGAAAACTTATCATATGGTGTGACATATAAACATAGTCCAGCAATATTTGATACTAACGGTAACTATGTTAATAAAAGAGCAGAAGGTGCTCACCCAAAAAATACTGATAATGCTTTATATGGAAAAGATGGTTCAGATATTTTATTCACAGAAAATGGTATCGTATTAAGAGGAGGTAAATTACTATCCAAAGGAGCAGCAAGTGTTGTTGATAAAAAAACCCTATTATCTCAACCAATATTAGGATCAAAATATTCAAAATTATTCTTGAAGAAATTCTCAAAAACAATGGAATTAGTTCAAGAAAAAACAAATGAAAGTAATGTTGAATCTGGTATAATTAAATATGTTGTTGAATATGATGTAGATGATTTATTAACCCCAACAAAAATTAATTTTTATTTATATAAAATAGATCAAAATAAAGCTGTAGGACCGACTTATTTAACAACTAATTTCAATGAATACACACCAATAACCAGTGGAACTAGTAAATTTATAACAACACCATCAGGCACCACAACATTTTCAGTACCTTTAGACCCAGCAGATGGTGACCTAATAAAAATATCAACAATTGAAATTAGACATATAATTAGTTTATTACATGATTATGGTTTAAAACAAACATTAACCGATTCCAAATTAAGTACTCCTGAAAATAGTAAGTATTTAAATGAAGATTTACACCCATTCTATTTTAGACCAACATATGAATTTGTTCATAGAAATGGTTTAACTGATACAGAAAAAAATAATAGAACCAATATTTTAAGTAATATTGAAGTTTCTAAAGTCGGACCAACAAATGGTTTAATATGGTCTCAACAATCTGTTAAACCAAAAACTAAAACAAAAGAAAAAACAATAGAATACGCCAAAATTAATAATAATTCACCGGAACAAAGTTTTGGAACTTTAGTATCTGATAGAATTTATTTTTTATCTACAGATACCAATGAAACAAATAAACCTATTGATTTCAATAATTTAAACACATATGATTATACTCAAAGTGATTATATTGAAAAAATAGAACCAAATACATTTGCAACAGTAAGAGGTGAAAATTTAATTAAATTAATATATGCGATGATTAACTTATTATTAAGTCATGAACATAATTTACATGGTCCATTAGTTAAAGGTGACCCTAATTATGATAAGTTAATTAAATTAGTTGAAACAATTGAAAATGATCTTTTAAATAATTCAATTAGAATCAACTAATTGAGATATTTATAATAAAAAAGATGTCATATTTTCGTTCATATTTTGAAAAAAACAATACAATAATTAAAAATTCTGATGTCAACACATCAAAATTTCCAGCTACCGAATTATACTATGGTAATGGATTTTCTAAATTCATTTTTAAAGTAGATTTAACCGATTTAAAATACAAAATAGATAATAATGATTTTGTAATAGATTCTAATACAAAACATTATCTTAACATGACCAACACAATATTTGGTGATGAAACAATGAGAAATGAAATCAAAAATACTGGTAAACAAAGAACCAGCTCATTTGATTTGATTATATTTCAAATAGATGAATATTGGGATGAAGGTACAGGTTACGATTACGAATATACTGCAGATATTTCAATAGATAATCACACATATGATATTAAACCATCTAACTGGTATAATAAAACAACATTAAGTGGTTGGACAACACCTGGTATCTATGATACAAACCCAACAATTATCAATACTATTCATTTTGATAACGGAAATGAAAATATAAATGTAGATATCACATCTTATATTAATAGTATTTTAACTGGTGATTCTACAAATTATGGATTAGGACTTGCATTCTCAGTACCATATCAAAGTATAACTAACTCTCTTGAACAATCTGTTGCTTTCTTTACAAAATATACACAAACGTTTTTTGAACCATTTGTTGAAACAATTTTTGATGATAGAATAGATGATGATAGAAATTTATTTATAGAAAATAGTCCCCAAAATTTATATTTATATGTAACAAAAGGAACTAATTTTTATGATTTAGATTATCTTCCTACTGTTGATATTTTAGATTCATCAAATACCCCAATCCCAACACTTACTGGGTTAACTACAACAAAGATAAGAAAAGGTATTTATAAAGTCACATTTGGTCTATCAGGTCAGATTTGTGATGGTAGAAGATTCTTCTATGATAAATGGAAATCATTAAGTTTAGATGGTATATCAATTAACGATGTAACACAAAAATTTATTCCAAATCCATACTCAGCAAATTTCACAGTTGGTACTAATCAAACAGAACTACAAAGATATTCAATACAATATTTTGGAATCAAACAATCTGATAAAATAAAACAAGGTGATATAAGAAAAATTGTCGTTTCATTTAGATCAATAGATGTACCAAAAACACAATTATTTAAAGAAGTTTATTATAGACTTTTTGTGAAAGAAGGTCACACTGACGTTATTGTTTACGATTGGACACAATTAGATGTAACCAACGAAAACTCCTTCTATTTAGATACCAATTATTTAATTCCAAGAGAATATTATATGGAATTTAAAGGTCATACACATACAGAAGAAATTTATTATAAAGATCAAATAAAATTTGAGATTGTATCAGAAAAATAAGTATTTATATATTATGAAAAGAAAAATTAAAATTAGTGAAGCTCAATTAAAAAGAATTATTTCTGAACAAATTGAAAAAGAAAAAAATGATGGTACATATATGGTTCTATCTAATTTAGTTAATTTGAAAAATGATATTGAAAAAATATTGAATTTTAAACATCATCCAGGTTTTGATAAATTAATCACTGGTGAACATGCTTGGGCCGCAGACCATATCACAACATCAAAAGATGATATTGAAGAAGTTGCAAACTTTATGGAAGGTTATTTTGAACAACAAAATTTAAATGAATCAAAATTTGATTATAAAGTATATCACGATACATATACTTCCGCAATAAATTCAGCATTGGAATATGCTGAAGCTAGAGGTTATGAATATGATAAAGATGAAACAGCAACTAAAATAGGTTTTGGTCCTGCTAGACCAAGAAATGGTAGAACAAATAGATTTACTATCACCCTTTTCAAAAATGGTAGAGAACAAAGAAAGGCATTACAAATACAAGTAACTGACTTGGGTAAAAAATACGAACTAAACGCATATATTAATTAATAAAATATGAAAATAATAATAACAGAAGAACAATTAAGATCAATCCTTAATGAAAAAATGGATAGTACTTGTTGGGAGGGTTATAAAATGGTTGGTAAAAAAATGAAAAATGGAAAAGAAGTTCCTAATTGTGTTCCTAAAAATAAAACAATAAACGAAGACAATGAAGAAATGGAAATAGATGAAGCAAAACACAAACCAACAAACTCAAAATTATGGGCTAGTTGTTTAGCGTGGGCAAGATCTAAATACAAAGTCTGTCCAAGTGCATATTGTAATGGTGCCGCTGCTAAAAGATATAAATCTCATGGTGGTGGATGGAGAACAGTTAAATAATATAAACAATGAAAATATTAGTTAATAAAGAAGATTTTAATTACATTCAAGAATCTTTAGAATCTGGTGAGGTTTTAAAAGAAGATCTTAATAGATGGTTTAAAGAAAAATGGGTTGACGTTAGCAAAAAAGTTAATGGAAAACATCCACCATGTGGAAGAAAGAAGGCGGCAGATGGAAGTTACCCAAAATGTAGACCATCCAAAAAAGTTTCAAAAGAAACGCCAAAAACAGCTAATTCATATACAAAAAAAGAAAAAAAGGCAATGACGAATCAAAAAAGAAATGCAGAAAAAGATCACCCAAAAAGTGGTACTGGTAACTCACCTAAATTAACTCATTATAATGAAGAAATTATAAGTAATATTACAAATTTAATTTTAAAAGAAATACATTCATTAAATGAATTTGATGAAAATAATGATATTATCTTTGAAGATGAATTTGGTTCTGTTCAAAATACTAATTTTATTCCTGATGAATTATTGAATGAAGCAGAATATAAAGGAAGAAAAGTTCAGTTAGGTAAACCATTTTTAACACCAAATGGACCCAAAAAACGTTCTGTTTATGTTAAAAATGAAAAGGGTAATGTTATAAAAGTTAATTTTGGTGACCCAAATATGAGAATTAAAAAACATATCCCATCACATCGTAAATCATTTAGAGCAAGACACCATTGTGATAATCCAGGACCAAGAGATCGCCCGAACTACTGGAGTTGCAGAGCCTGGTAGTTAAAAAATATCTTATAAAATTATAATTTTATAAGATATTTTTTTTTATTTAAGACTCCAATTTTTATATGTTTTAAATTTACCTTTAATCATTCTTAAAAAAGATGAATAATCATAACTTTCTCTCACACAGAAAGAATATATTTCATCTTTTTTTATTATTTTAGTCTCTTGTGTTATTTTATTATAAATATTAAACTCTGTTTTATAAATATTGTCTAATTCTATAACATTATTTAATATTATCTCATCAGATTCCCCATTATTAATGAAACAATAATATCCGTTATATCTTTTAATTACTTTATTTTTACTTAATTTATTTGCCATTCTACTCATATTGCCAGAATCCATCCCTAAATTTTTAAAATACTCTTCTTTTCCTGTTATTCTTTTTATATTGTTATTTACATCAACAATAATCCATTCTTTAGAGGTGCTTTTATTATATTTTAAAATTCGTTCTTTATTTCCTTCCCAAATTTTATCTTTATGTTCTTTTGTGAATTTTTTACCTTTAGCTGAATTAATAAACATTTCTTCTCTTTTTTTTAAGTACTCTTCGCTATTTAATATTTTTTGCCATTTTTCTGATTTTTTTAATCCTTCTGATACTGATTTTTTAAATTCATCTGTTGTCTTTAATTTTTTACCTTGTCCACCTCCGGTTATGTTATAACCATTAGGTAAAATTGAATTAAATTCACTAATCCAAATTATTTCTTTTTCATTTAATTCATCTAAATTATTTGCATGATCAATTATCTCAAATGAAAAATTTTCAATACCATATTTTTTTATTGCTTTTAAAAATGGTCTTCTTACATTTTCTTTTTTACTTTCTTTAATATGATTTTTAATTCTTGATTCCAAACTATTAATTGTTTGTCCAATATATATCTTACCATTAACTTTATTTGTTGATTTATAAATTATCATAACTTACCTTTTATTATAAATATAACAAAATTTCATATTGGACATGTAAAATATGGTAAAATTTATTTATTTTTTTATTATATTTATATTAACATGAATTTAAACGAAAATATAGAAAGAATAAGACAAATGATGATTTCCGAGGAAATGGTTCAATCTGATGCATGGAAATCAATAAAGACAACAATAGACATCCTAAAGAAAAAGAAAAAAGTTTTATTATTAAGTTGTTCAAATAGATATAATTGGGATAAAAATGATATTGATATACCTAAATCAAAAATGATTGCAATGTATAACAATGATGAATTGGGTGATAAATCAGTTTTAATAGATGTGTCAGAATTAAATATTTTACCTTGTGAGGGAAATGTATCAAGAAAAGATGGTAATACTTGTGGTTTATTAAAATCAAAACTTAAAGATAAAGATAAAAACCCATCAGGTCATCACAGATGTTGGGCAAGTTTTAATAACCCAAAAGACGAACTTTGGAAGATTAGTAAAGAATTGTTTGAATCTGATGCTCTCATTTTTTTTAGTTCAATAAGATGGGGACAAACCAATATGTATTATCAAAATTTAATTGAAAGATTAAATTGGATAGAAAATATTAGGACAACTTTAGGTGAACAAAATTTAGTTAAAGATATTGAAACCGGTTATATATGTGTTGGTCAAAATTGGAATGGTGAAAATGTTAATAACCTTCAAAAAGAAGTACATAGATTTTACGGATTTAAACCAAACAATGACTTATATTGGAACTGGCAATACACAAAAGATGTGGAAGATGAATCACAAAAATCTTATAAAAATTCACATAGTAAATTCATAAAAGACACTAAATTACCTAATAATAATTTATGAAAATAATTATAACAGAAGAACAACTAAAAACATTAACCGAACAATCTCACCAAGATTATCTTAAATGGAAACGTAAAAATGTAACGTTACGTGGTGTTAATGAACTCGGTAAAGAAAATAATGCGGGTGGTAGATTTGGTTCAGGATTATATACTGCATTTCTAAGTAATAAAAGTATGGCAAACAAATACGGTAAAGTTTATTTCGTATTAAATGCTATTCCAAAAACACCAAAAGTTGTTCATGATGCAAATTTGGCAGAAATCTTTCTTCAAAATGTAATTAACAATTGGTGTAAAGAACGCAATATGTCTTATAATCCAACTGAATTTTTTAATCAAACTGATATAAGAACTGAAATGTTAAATTTAGGTTATGATGGATTGGTAATTAAAGGTAGAGAAATGGTTAATTATAATCCACCGGATAATATAAAATATTTTAAATACGAACATCAATTAAAAAATTATTACGATCAATTACCTAATAAAATATAACTTCCACACCACATTCATGTAACATGTCTATGCTACGTTTCTGGTGTTCATCCCACATATCTTTATTTGTAGTAGTACAAACCCTTTTACAATATACTTTTTTAATACCTGAATTAATTATTCCTCTTGCACAATCCATACAAGGAACACCAGATGTGATATAAATTGATGAATCTTTTATTGGTGTTCCAACTCTTGCCGCATTATATATTGCATTACGTTCAGCATGTTCCATCCAGAAGTACTTTTCAGGTCTTTCCTGACGTTCTTCTTTCGTATCATCCAAACCCCTTGGAAACGAATTATAACCCGTAGAAAGTATCTCCCTGTCACTCCCAACGATAACCGCACCTATCTGTGTATTAATATCTTTTGATTTTACTTTTACTTGTTCTGCAATACTTAAAAAATATTCATTCCATTCCATTACATTAATTTTTGTTTTGTTATATAATGTATTCTATTATTTGAATACATATCGAATCTTTTTGCTTCTTTTTTTTCTATTAGTTTACTCATATCCATAATGTGTTTTTGATTTTTTATATCAATACCACAAAGAAACATATCTTTTCCATATTTCTCATATGTCGTTTCTCTAATATACTTTCCTTCATCATCCATTATAAGATGTTTTATTATTTCTGTTTTGTTTGATTTACATTCAATTCCACGTTCTTCAATTAATTTTTGTAAAACATCTAAACGTAGTTTTTCATATTCAATTTCTCCCATAACACAAATATAATAAAAAAAAATTATTAAGCAAAAAATAATTTATTAGATTTAGATATGTTTTCAGAACCCCACATTGGTTGAAGATTATCCAACGACCAACATTTTTTAAACTCCTCATCATTTATATCTTTAAAATTAAATGATGTTATTGGTAATTTATGATCAACATGCCATTCACCATAATTATCCCATGTCATCTCATCCGTAAATTTTTTTTCCAAATGTTCTATCAAATCCTTCGGTTTATAACCTAATATATCAAAATAATGTCCATATTTTTTTATGTTATTTTCTTTTAGAACAATATAAATTGCTGTCCTAAAATTACCAATTAATTTATATAACGGATCATTTGATTTACGCGTTTTTTCATAATTACGTTTTGTTTCTTTTATTTTTTCGTAATTATTTTTTCGATATTCTTTTAGATAATTTTTTCTATATTCTTTATTATCTTCATACCATTCTTTTTGTTTTTTACTAACATATTCTTTATTTAATTCAATCCATTTTTTATTTGCAATTTTTTTTCCACCAAGATCTAATCTTCCAGAATTTCTCATTTTAATATTATTTTCTTTTAATATTAATAAAACTCTTTTTTTAGGTAAATCATATTTTTCAGATAATGTGTTTGAACTTAAAAAATTATCAGTATAATCTTTTATTAAATTTTTCAACCCTTCTTCGGTAATTTCTTTTTTCTTCATAATAAACAAATATAATATAAATACACCAAAAAATCAATTGTCAATTAAAAGACATAAAAAAACCTTCGATTTCTCGAAGGTTTTTTATTTTGTTTTTTATAAGATTATCTTAATGTGTCATTGTTAAACACTTGAATACCTCTTACGGTAATAACCCCGAAGTAGCGGTTATTGACCATTTTTTTCGCGTATCTAGTCATGATACCTTTAATCGGTGTCATAGTGAACGGATTAAACATTGTTGGGGTAAGTTGCAATGGCACGTATGGTGCGTATATGTAACCACTATCTAACAATGATTTACCTTTATGTCCAATTAACACTTTGTTAGGTGGGAAGTATGGATCACGATAAACTTGATAACGACCACCTAAAGTACCAATTTTCTCGATACCCATGTTGTATTGATCTTCTTCAGGAGATGCGTTTGAAACGTGGAAGTACTCTAAATCATCGAATACTGCAGAAACTTCTGATGAAACAACGATCCAGTTAGCACCACCTCTTAAAGTAGTTTTATGGATTTGAGCTGATAACTGATTGATTTTTGTAATCAATGTTTGGTTCCAGTCTTTTTGAGTGTAACCTTGTAAAGTAGCACCGTTAGCACCACCATATCTCCACTCATTGTAATCCCATTTAGCATTCCATGCTGCACCTTTTCTCAAATCACGAAGGATTTCACGGTCAACTTCTGCTGCGATTTGTTCAGATAATAAAGCTGTTAATTCAGCTTCAGCATCAATGTTATGGAAAGCACTTACGTCTTGAGCCAATTCAGGAGACCAAGATGCTCTTAATTTTCTTTCTGTTACAGATACAGTTACAGATTGTAAGTCGAAAGAAACCTCACCGATTTCATCTTCAAACTCTAATGTATCGTATACTCTATATCTTAATTCAAAGTCAGATAATGTGAAACCTGTACCTGGTACTACGTTAGTGAAACCAGTTGTAGTGTAGTTTTGCATATCCACTTGAATATACATTGTACCTTGTTGGTTTACAGTATCAACATAATATTGACCACTTGATTGTGTTGGGAATGTTGAAGTTAATTTTTGACCGTACTCAACAATACCTTTACCATATTTTTGTGTAACGATAGAGAAGTTTCTTGATAAAGAACCTTGATAAGTATTTGAACTTAAAGTACCACCAGTTGTGAAGAAAATCTCCATAGATGCTAAGAACTCTTCCGTATCCATTATGTTACCATTTGGTCCAATTAATTGACCTTCACCTGTTGTGGTAAAACCAGTAAATGCCAATACGATGTTTGCTTGTGCAGATGTACCTGTTACTGCAGAAAGTGATAACTGAGTAATTGCACCATTACTAAAAGTAACTGCTGATGCTGGAGCGATACCAGTGATTGCAGAATATTGACCTTTAGAATAGTCATATAAACTTGAGTTAGCGTCGTTACCATCACCGTTAGTGTAGAAACGATCATACAAGTTTACAGCACCTGTGTTATAACCTTCGTTCCATGTGGAAGAAGTACTTGGATATCCATAAGGATGGTAGTGTTGGTTATTTGCACCATATCTTTCTTGGATTTTTGGAATGAAGAAGAACAATTTACCAATTGGTAAGTTCATTGCCTGTACAGATACGATATCATTCGCTAATAATTTAGAGAATACACGTCTGATGATAGGGAATACAACAGTTTCAAAAGAACCTGATGCATCTGCTGTTGCAGCTTCGTTTATCAAATATGACGCTTGGTTTTCGTATAATTGCGCCACGTTTTCTCTTTGATGACCATCAAGACCCTCTAAGAATCCTAATGAGTCCCATTTGCTGATGGTATCTTCTTTGATAACTCTAAGGTGTTTTAACCCTATATTACCAACCATACCTGATTCTAATAATGCTCCCATTTTAATTGTGTTTTTGTTTTATTTTTATTTATTTTTATTTTAATTTTGACATTAAATCTTTCATTCTCTTGAATTGTGGATTTTCATATGCTTTTGCTTCTGATAATACATTCGTAGAAGAAGATGTTGGTGTCATAGAGATTTTTTCTACTACTGCTTCACTAATTGGTTTTTTGTCAGTTAATTCAGTTTCGATTATTCTAAACAAATTTTTTGATTCGTTTATTGAAGAAATTGAATCAAATCTCTTAATAATATTCAATTTCTCTTTTTTAGTTGTTGTTTGTTCGGTAAATAAACATGTCATGTGTGCAAGATTAGCGTTGAATACTGCAACCTCGTTAAGTTTGTCTTTGAATAAAACCAAAGCTTCCTTATACTCAGCGTTTTGTTTTCTTAATTTACTAATTTCTTCGTTCATTTCGTGACGACCAGCTTGATACGTATATTTTTGTCTTGGTCCTCTTACTCCATTACCGAATGTTCTTGATGCTTCATTTTGATCACCTTCTTTACCTTCGTCATCAAGTTCAATTTCATAAACAGTTTCGTCTGTTTCGTCCATTGCTACTGAATGACCTTTTTCTGATTTTAATTTACCAGTAACTTTTTTAGAAAATGGTTCATCATTTTCATCCATTGTTAGTGAATGACCTTTTTCTGATTTTAATTTACCAGTAACTTTTTTAGAGAACGGTTCATCATTTTCATCCATTGCGATTGATTTACCAGGTTCTGATTTTAATTTACCAGTAACTTTCTTAGAAAATGGTTCATCATTTTCGTCAATTGCAACTGAATGTCCAGGTCTCATTTTTGGATTACCAACTTTTTTATCGAATGGATCATGGTCTTCCGTTGAAGGTTTATTAAAAGTTTCACTATGTGAACCAGCTCCTTTTCCAGTAATAACTGAATGTCCAGGTCTCATTTTTGGATTACCAACTTTTTTATCGAATGGATTATCGTTTTCAGCCATATCGTGCTCCCAATTTTCATCCATTTCACCTTCATCATCTAATTTGATAATGTAATCTGACTCACCATCATTAAATTCAATTTTGTTTCCATCTTTTTTAACTACAATACCATCTTCTGGTTTCATTGCTTTAAAAACTTTCAAAACTTCATCATGTGATGCACCAGTCATGTCCATAACATCTGAATCATCTGAATCATCTGAATCATCTGAATCATCAATTGATGGTTCATCTTCTTCACCTTCTTCGTCTAAAGAATCCTCATCATTTCCATAATCATCTGAATCATTATCAGGTTCTTTATCAAGGTCTTCATCATTTTCAGTATCGTCACCTTCATTACCATCTGTATCATCTACATCTGTTTCATCTGTGTCGTCTGACATATCATCTGTTTCCTCTTCGTCAGGATTCGTATCAACATCGTCATCTGTTGTTACATCTTCCTCTTCTTCCATACTTTCTTTAAGTAAATCTTTTAATTCTTGTTTCATGGTAGATTCAAGTATTCCTTTTGCGTTTACTTTCACTGCATCTTCAAGATTTTGTACTTGAAGTAACGCTTGTTCTAAAATGGATTTTTGACTCATTTGTGTTTTTTATTTTATTATAAATATTATGTTTTTTTGAAAAACTATTTTTTCTCTATTAAAATCAATAAAAAAGTGGTTATTTTGATAAAAAATTATTTAAATTACCCATTAATTTTTTCATGCGATCGTCTACCGCAGGTTTTTCTCCTTCAGATTCTTGATATTGGTCTCTTTCAGATGGATCTGCAAAAATGTATGCACCCGGTGTAGATGGTGATGATACTAAGTCAAAACATACTAATTCGAAATCATCTTGAACTATATTTTGTCCTTTAACATTTTTTAATGAACCAACACCGCGTGAAGAAATACCAAGTGTTGCTCCGTTCATTAATAACATTGCAGCTTGGTCACCTTTGGTACTAACAATACCCATTTTTTTCCAACCTGGTGATGTGAATAGTTTAATTTTTCCCATTAACATTTTTCCATCCCACCATGTTTCCAATATTGAATGTGAAACTCTATCTAAGTCGATAAGTGAAGAATTTCCAGTCCAATGACACTTACCATTACTTCTAACATAATACGTATGGTTTGGAACGTCAACAGAATAAACATAGTCATCGAAATCTTCTTCAGTAACTTTAAGACTACGATTGTCTAAATATATCCCATTTGTTTTTGATAATGTTAAAAACCACATGTCTTTGGTATTTTCACCTTTTATTAGACGTTTTTTACCATTATCTTCAATAATAAACCTATCTTTATTTCTTATTTCTTTTCTAATATTTCCAGACTTACCTGTTTTTATTAGAATTTCTTGCAAATCATTAATTAATTTTTCTGATGTTGAAAATATATCAGATTGGTTGTATTTTCCAATAGTTCTACCGTCTCCTAATTTAAACCATTTAATAAGGTTTTCTAAATTTTCAGGTGATTGATTTTTTAAGATTTCAGGGATATATTTTTGATGTGATTTTCCCAAAGGTTTTAAAAATTTCCACAATCGTCTATCATTAATTATAAATGAAGTTGTACCATTTTTTTTAACATATTTTTTTACATTAAACGGTAAAAAAGATAATAATCCCTCAATTAATTCTGTAGATTCTTCTTTTTTTTGCGAAATACCAACAATATAACCATTATCGGATGATTCATAGTAACATGTTTCACCATTTGAAAGAATTGATTTTCTTTTTTTAACGCTACTTAAACCAACATGTCCTTCAGATAAATATATACCCATAAACCACATAAAAACATCCATAGGTATATATAAATCTTTTTTATATAAAAATTTAACATCTTCCTCACATCTTATATCAAATTCATTTTCTAAAACCCCTTCCAATTTAAAATATTCATTTTTCAAATCATTTACTTTACTTACTTTAGGTATATAAAAATTTGAAAGTTTATTATTTTGATTAAAAGATTTTAAAATTTCTTCTGATGTTATAAATGAAAATTTTTTATTGTTTATAACAGGAAATTTATGGTTAGGAGTTACTAAAGTATTAATGTTACGACCATATAATCGAATCATCTTACCTTTATATTTTTCTTTTACCGTTGAATAAATTTTTTTGTTCTCTTGAACACCATTTTCATTTAATGTGATAATTTCTTCAAACTCACTTAAATTTTGGATATTTTTCCAACCAGAGGTTGTTAAAATATCAACATCACCCGTGTGACATGAAGGGTGATTTAATTCATTTAAAGCACTACCTTTTTTAATTACAGATTGATATTTTTCGTTTTCCCTCTTTAATAATACTTCGGGATAAATTCTACCATTCTTATTTGGTGTATCATATTTTTGTAGCACAGCATAAAGGATAAGGTCTTCTGAATAGTCCAAATCCTTCATTTCCTGTATAATCTTAGTATTTTCTTTAGGAGATACGTATCCTGCATCGTATTCGATTAAAAGGATTCTATTATCTTTATATGTTGTATTCTTATCCATATCCTAATAAATATTAGAATATTTCCATTTATACCCATTAGCAGATAATCTTTTTTCTTTTAATACCTTCATTTATAGTTTGTTATTACTATAAATATGTCGATATTCTTATTATTTCTTAGTTTTATGAAAATTGAACAATTTTTTATCGCTAAAACTATTGTCAATAACGGATTCTAAGATATTTTTGATTTTATTTTTTGTGTCTTTTGATTTAACATCAAAATGTGAATTAACAAATAAAGTTATTTCCAAATCCATAAAAGATCTTTTTTCTAATTTTATTCCTTTAGTCCTCACATCCAAATCTACAATACATTGTTGTTTAAAATATTTATCTTGTAAGTCTCCAATGTATTCTTTTACTCTTCTTCTTGTTTTAAAAATACAACTATCAAAATCTTCCATTTCTTCTGGTTGTACCCATGCATTAAAGGATAAATAAATTGTTTTTAAGTTCTTAAAGTCTACTGTACCATAACCTATCTTTACGTTATTATAATACCCTAAAGGTATATACTTTCCTGTCTTCATTAATTTTACACATATTTTATATTCTGTTTATTGTTAATAATAAATTTAAACAAAATATTTCATAGTACAAAATTTTTTATTATATTTGCAGTAATTATTTATATTATGATTATAATTGACGTAACAAAAGAAAAAAGTATTGATGCTGCATTGAGAACTTATAAACAAAAAGTTCAAAAGACAAGACAACTTCAGGATTTAAAAAATAGAAAGGAATATATTAAACCTTCTGTTGAAAAGAGAGATAGTAAGTTAAGGGCAATACATACTGAGAAAATAAAAAATGGTCTTAAATAAGACCATTTTTTAATTGTGTTAATCTGTAATAATTATGTTTCGATGTATCCATCGTTTTAATTTCTTCCTTCACTTTATCAAGTGAGTTTTTTAATTCGTCAGTAGATGATTCTTTTAATAAATTTTCAATTTGTAAATTAATAGATTCTTTTAATTCAGTAGTTTTGTTTGTTAATTCTTCTTGTGATAAGGATAAAATAGTTTTTAATTCATCTTTTTCGCTTTCGCTCAACGTGTTATCATAAAGTACATTAAAATTATTTGCTAAAACTGAGTGTAATAAAGTTTCGTTTTGAACATATTTTATACCGGTATTTTCAACAACATTTTTCTTAATTAATAAATAGTCTACAAGTTTTTTCTTTGATATTACTTTTTTATCAATGTTTAATAATGAATCTTCCTCACATAATATATCTAAACTATTATAAATTTCATTTTCATTAATTTCAACATCTTTTAATACCGATGATAATTTATTAATAAATTTACCATCCAAAGGTTTTCTTTCTTTTAACATTGAACCAATTTGTTCAACATATAATTGAGCAACTTCTTTATCTTCAAAATATTTATTTTCTATTTCTTCGTAAAATAAATAAAGTTCTTTAAAATCTTTATTTTCTTTAATTAAATTCAATATTGATTTTATTTCTTCTTTATTTTGTTTAGAATAAGATTCAGTTAACTTAGTTAACATTTTTGATTTTATATCACCAAATTTTTTCATTTCATTAATCATTTAATATATCTTTTATTTTTGTTTCTATTTCATAAATATTCTGTTGTGCCTTTTCCATATTAAAAAGATCAGAAAAATTTTCACTTTCTCCCAACATACCTAATATTTTATGTTTTTTTGATTCACTTAATGGTCCTTCACCACCTCCACCTGCCGGAGGTGCACCACCACCACCCATTGGTGCTCCACCTCCTCCCTGAGCTTCACCACCACCTTGAGCTTCAATTTTTTCTCTTTCTTCTTCCGGTATACCATATTTAGAATCAATCTCATCAAACACACCAGAACGTTTAATAATTAATTGTGTATTTGTTAATTCAAATCCAATTGCTCTTTCTAAACGTTGTTGTTGTAAATCTAAAATCACCTCATTATCACTCATACCCAAGATATTTTTCTTAGCCCATGTGTGAGATACTGGTAATATACCCATTTGAGATTGATCGGATGTTGCATCTTTATATAATGTAATTTTTTCTTTCCATTGTTCTAATCTCAATAAATCAGATTGTGCTGATGGGTTTGTCAACGATAAACTAAACTCATTTAATTCATCTTCTAAACCTAATAGATATAAATGGATTAACGCAATCTTATTTAATTCTTGTATTAAAGATTTTTGTATTTTATTGATAGTTCTTGCAAAACGAATATCCATTAAGGCTAAGTTTTTACCATCACCAACAACTTCCTCAAATCCTAAGAACGCTTTAGGTATACGTAACGCAGCCAACATTTTCTTTTGGATATATTCAATATCGGCAATTTCACCTAAGTTTTGTGCACCTGGTAATGTTTCAATTGGCATTGTTTGTGCTGGGTCACGAACAGGAACGAAATAATCTTGGTCAACCGCCATTTGATTATATCTCATATCAACTTGACCATTTGTTGGATCGGAAATAGGTTGTCTTTTAAATTTATTTGCAACACGTTGTACATATGGTTCAATATCTTTATCATCCATATTACCTACAAATATTTTAAATACACGTCTTTCAGGTGCTCTAGATGTTCTATAAATTAACATAGCATCTTCCGCTAATAAAAGTTGTTTCCAAATTCTTCTAATTTTATCTAACATTGAATTATGAACAACAATCCCGTTTGCATAAAAATTATGGTTATTGTTTTCAACAAAAATATCATATGTCTCATGTTCGCCAGAATCTTCAATTGAAACGATTGGTTCAATAATAAAATCATCATTTAATCTATTTTGTATATCGTATTTCTTTTTTTGTGATAATATTGATTCATAAAAATAAAAATAAAACGATTCACTTTGAGTTTTGAACATTCTATCACCAATTTTACCACCATTACGTAATCTTGATGATATTTTACCACTTTTATAACCTAACGATTGTACCAAAATTTTAATATCATATATTAATTCTTCATTTGAAAGTTCAATATTATAACGTAAAAAATTCCATTTATCAATAAACAAACTACCATCAGAATCAATAATACCATTAAGTAATGATTTACGAACATCATATGACGATGAATAAACCCATTTTGGTATTCTTTTTTCGTTAAACTTACCTGAAAATCCTAATTGTATTAAAATTTCTTTCAACATTTTAGAATTACAAACACCTTGAGAAGTGTTATTTTCACCACCATGAAATTTAATTGATTTTCCACTAAAATCTTCCAAATATTTAACATATTTTTCATTAATTGTTTTGTGTTCGGAAAGAGCAATATAAACAGCATTATTACTTATCCAACCATCTCCTATTAAATAACCAAATAGTTCTGCAAATTCAGGAGTCACAACATTTGGTACACAATCTATATTATTCCAATACCCATTATTGTTATTTATTGGTTTTGTTTTATCTATTATTGTATTAACGTTATATTTGTTTGTCTTATTAATCACCAATAAATCACCAATTTTAAATTCTAAGGTGTTTTTATATTCAAAATTTTTACTATTAGTGTTATAATATAATACCTTATGTTCTTTAGAAACATCAATAAAATTATTTTTAGTTGAAATTTTATATGTTTTTTTAATACCAGAATTTACTGTATCTAATACTTTTGATAAAACTTTCGTTTGTGTAATAGTGTCGAATGACCAAACCAAATCACCGATTTTTATATTTTGTATTTCAGAATAACCATTTTCAGTTTCAATTCTAGTATTATACTTTAAACAAGTACCATATGGTAATTTTCTATCATCGCCTAATAATCTAAAATGACCAATTTCCCACGATTGAAACTCTAAATCTTTATTTTTCCACATAAATCTTAGTTCTCTAGTTGGTACCCTATTATCCATTTGTTGTGGGGATTTAGATGAAGCCCCCTCAACTCTTTCTATTTCAACGTTTGGTAATTGTTGACAACCCACAATTCCTTTTTCAGGGTCTATTTTTAAGTAAACAAAATCATCTCCATATTTACACAATCCCCTTGCCCACATTTGTAGGTTTGTATTAATATCTAATCTTGTATTAAATAAATCCTCAAGTATATGTTTAACTCTTTTTGATTCGGAATAAATTGTAAGAATTTCACCTTTTTCAGACATTGTTGTAGATTCTTCTGCATATATGTCTAACGCTGCAGATATTTCTGGTGTATTATGTGAAAAAATAGTATCAGTTGCAAAATTTTTATACCCTGGAACAGTTAAATCATATACCGGAATAATCTTATACTGCTCAATCGAAACTACTTTATGATTTAAAACATAATTATCTCCTTTTACCCTTACTGTTGAATATTTTGATTTTTCAATACCATAAGCATCACAAAATGTTGACCAATCCTTATATCCAGCCCACATTATTTCTCTCTGTAATTTTGTATGTGCAATATTTAATGCTTTTGACGTTCCTTTTAATGTTTTACATTTTTTAGCGGTTTCTGTTATCAAATCAAAAGGCATATGAAAATAAGCGGGATTATTTTTACCACTTCTTTTTCCATTCCAACTTAATTTACCTTTTCTTTTGGCAACTTCAGACATTTTTTGTCTAAAATCTGGATTTGACCATAATTTTTCATTATTTAATTTTGCATGATATGAGCGATGTTCATTAATATCCATAATTTTTAAATTTTCAGGTAAATTATTTTTACCATTAAAATCTAAATGATGAACTTCTTCAGTTTTTTCTATTTTTCTTTCATAAAACCATTCAGCAATTAAATTATGTTCAGAAATCCACCCATTATGACCCTCATTTGAATTACATACATAAACCCAATTATATTTTTTATTATTATAAAAAGATTTTCTATAAAATGGCATCATAGAATCTCCAGGTTTTAATTCAGAAATTCTACTAAATGAACCATCTCTTTTCATAAGTCTATGATCATATGTACCAATAATATGTGTCCCATCATCAAAAATAACTTTATATGTCATTTCATCTCTTGTATGATGAGCATTTCGTGCCCATGCAGGTACAACTTTTTTTAAATTATGGTCATATGAATAAACAATAAATTCATGATCTTTACCCATATCCGATAATTCCTTAATTGTTATAAAACCGTTTGGAGTTGCAATTTTTGTATCACCAGCCAAACAAAATTCCATAGATTCGTAATCATAATATGCAGATATTCTATTTGGTTCATAATAGATTGATTGATTATAAATTGATTGATCTAATTTTGACCATTTATCGGCAATATAATTACTTTGTTGTGATTGTAATAATGCCGTTTCAAATTCTTCCCTACTATTTGTTTTTAATAATTCATCTTTTGAGAAATTAAACGAAGGTGATACCGGTTTATCTTCTGATTTAGTTTGACCGGGATAACCAAACATTCTAGTTAATTTCTGAAATACTGTCATGTTATTTTGTTCTGCCATATATATAAATACTTTTCTATTAATATAAATCTTTTTTAATGATTAATAAAGGTTTATCTTTGTTTACCAAATAACCATGCGTTTTCCTTATATTGGTCTAATGTTGGTGAATTAAAACCATTACCATATTGTGAATTATCCATATACATACCACTAATTTGATCAAAAGAACCACCATAAGAATATAATGATCTTTGTGGTTCATATGTTCTTTCACTCATTGTCCATGATTCCATCATAGCCTTATTAACTTGTTCAGTTCTTTGTAATTGGTTAAAACAAATATCACCAGCATACATTGCAATTGACATACTCATAATTGCATCATCATGTGCACCTTTCATATGATCAGGTCTACCATTCATATAAACAAATGTATTCAGTTCATTTAATAATCTTGATGACCTTACAATAAATCCTTTTCTTAATTGTTCTTCAAATGCAGATACAATTTGAACACGTTTATTATTGAAATTAATACCCGGTAATTTTTCCATTGCCTTTGCATTATAATCCCAAATATTCTGAGTGTTTACACCCTCATAATATAAGTTTTTATAATTCATATCTTTAAGTTTTTTGGAAGTTCCACCACCCCATCCACCTGTAATATCAACAACAATAAATGCATTATATAATATTGCCCATTTATATACTACTGATGCCAAATCATCTGGTGGTATTTTACCGATATATTCCATTACTTGTTCTCTATCATCAAAATCAATAATATTAAATGATGAAAAGTCATCACTTTGACCACTACTAACATCCACACCCATTATATATCTATGACCTTCAATTGGTTCTTTCCATTGCCATAAAGTACCTGTCATATATTTTTCATTTGGTACTCTAATCATGTTTTTTCTAATATTCTCTTGAATATCACTAGAAATCACACCATCACCTGAACCTAAGAAATCACAATTATGTGAAATAATATCATTTGAATAAAAAAGATGGTCTTTACCTGAATTAATAATATCAAAAACATTTGTTTTATTATAATGTTTCTTTACGTCTTTTACTATTAAAAATCCATTATGTGATTTGATTTTATCACCAATTTTTATGTTTGATAATTTAATTGGTTTTCCATCATAATCATATATTTGATGATTAAATGATCCTCTAAGATTTAAATCATTATTAAAAAATATTTCAATCGTTTTCTTTTTTAATTTTTGTACACCATCAAAATCTTCAAAACCATTTGGTGTTAATATTTCGTATTTATTATTTATTTTCATTTTTTATAAAATTTACACATTTACTAATTAATTCATCACTAATTTTATTTTTTTTATCTATTAAATCATTTTCACTTATGATTAATATCTGATATCCTAAATTTTTATAGGTTACATCTCTTATTTCATCTTTTTCTTTTGAATTTCTATGCCAATAAATCCCATCAAATTCAATTATTTTAATTCATTATATAGTTGACCAATTTTCATTTTTTTAATTTCACCTGTTTGTTTATCTCTAACGGTTATAATTGTGTTTTTTGATAAACACTCCAACTCCTGTGCAATCTTTCTTTTGTCATATTTGAACTTCTTTGACATTGATTCAAACCAACTTGAAAACGGTTTATATCCATCTTCAATATATTCAACATATTTTTCAATATCATAATCATACATAACAATTTCATCATCATTATATAATTCACGATTTAACATATAATGAACAATATCAGTACATTTAACCCATCTTAAATCTTTTGTATAACGAGGATCTTTAAACCATCTTAAATCGGTAATATGGAAATCGTTTATTTTACGAATTGCTTGGTCATAAACACCATAATATATTGGGTCATAACCATTTGGTGTTTGGTGACCTAAAATACCATTATAAATGATAGAATGACACCAAAAATCAGAATCATCATTATATAAAGAAAAATCATAGGTTTCGTTTTCATTCTCTTCTATTTTTTTTATTGATACCCATTTTGAATTTTCAAAATAAATTTTATCAATATCATTAACCACATAATTATTTAAAATAAAATAATCAATAAAATCTTTAAATGTTTTTCTTGAAATATTTTTTTTTCTTAAATTATCATCATAAATTTTTTTAAATTTTTTATCTAAATTTTTTCTTTTTAAATTGTTTTTAACTAAAATTTCTTTTATTAATTTAGAACCATTTGGAATAATATCTTTTGGATTATTATAATTAATATCTTTATTTTCGTGTAAAAAATAATATTTTGATTTACGTTCAAAATTAAAACCAATTTCATCAAAGAATATTTTGGAGTTAATCGAATCTGAAACAATTCTATAATTAACAGAAAATACTTTTACTTTTTTGGTTGGTTTTGTATTCATAATATTAAAATCAGTTAAAATACCAAAATTAATAAGTAACATACGTAATTGGTTTATCAATTCCGCAGACGATAAGCCAATTCCAACCCTACCTCTAATTTTATCAACATAACCGTCACCATCATATATCCCTCTTATTAAAAATTTTATATTTTCTTTACTCATCTTTAATAATCTTTTTGGAATAATTTTTTGATTTGCTTTTAAATTTAAATCAAATCCAATATATTCTAAAAAACTATAAAAACTTTTTGATCCAATGGTATAGTGTAAATTATCGTGGGATGAAAAGGTTAAACCTATTGATTTAATATATTCACTTATATCATCACCACAAGTAATTGTAATCGAACTCCCAATATGTTTACCATTCTCATCTAATTTTTTATATGTTGAACCCTCAGCAATAAATAATCCTAAAAAATATGATAATTCTTTTGTTATTTTATTACCCGGATTAAAAATATTATGTTCTTTATTTGATGGATCATATTCAAAATTAATTTCATCTTGATTACCCCACATGTTCATACCAAAATTTACATTGACATAATCGTTAATTTTTAATTCGGATAATTTATACCAATCATATTTATTTAATTCATTAGAAAAACCCCATACTTTATGTGTTTCAGTACCTTCTAAAATTGAATTAACAGTATGTATTTTTAATGTTTTTTGTTTACCGTTATTTAACATTAAGTTAGATTTTCGTACTTTATCTTTTCCTAATATTTCATAATCATCAACAATATAACCATCACCAATAGTTTTATTTTCGTCTATAAAATCGGACACTTGTTCTAAACCATTTTTTGTAAAAACATATGTATCTTTTGTAACACAAGATATTAATATAATCTTACCACCTGTTGAAAGGGATGCCATTGATGCTGACCAAAAGTCCTCACCGGCTTCAATATACGCAGCCTCATCAAATACAAGTATTGTTGGTGTATAACCACGTAACGCATCGGGAGATGTTGCAACCGCTTTAACCTCACAACCATTATTTAATTTAAATCTACTTTCAGAATTCTTATCAGGTGAAAAACCAACATTAATCCATGATGGCCATTGGTCTAAAAAGTTTCTTATCTTATTTGCCATTTCCACGGCAGTATCACGTTTATTTGCAATAAGAAGAACTCTTTCAGGGTTTTCAGGTTTTGCTAATTGTAGTTTTTTAGATAACCATGCCGCAGTTACAGTAGTAACCCCAGCCTGACGATATTTTCTCGTAATATTTTCGTTGTAATTTTCATAATCTTCTATCAATTGGATTTGATCCTGAAACAAATCCATTGGTACATATTTCTTTTGCGTGTTATCATATGTCTGAAGATATGTTCTTAATGCGTAAGGGGTATCTTTAATTATTCTAGCATACTCCTTTAATTGTTCTATTTTACTATTCATATAGATAAATACAAAAAAAAGGTGGTAAAAAATTACCACCTTTTAATATCCATCTATTTTTTAATTTAATCTTCATCATCATCTGATAAAGATATTCCTAAACCACCTAAAAAGTCACCTAAATCTTCATCATCTGTATCATCACTAATATCATCTAAATCATCATTAAAACCTTCAATTGCGGATTGGTAATCTTCATCTCTAAACATTTGTTTGATAGATTCTACCATCGTTGAGATTAAACGTTTTCCACTATCTGAACCAGATATGACTTCTTTCATAAACACTAAGAATTTCTTTGCTGGAAGTGAGAAGATATTCATTAATAAATAATTCTGTAAATCTTTATTATTTTCTTCTAAAACTTCATCAGGAAAAGAATCTCTTAATCTAGCCCATATTGATGGTCCTAATCTCAAATCCCATATTTCTTTTTCTAAAGTATTTTCATGTTTTTTAACCTGTCTATATAATTCTCTTTCTTCTGGATGTTTATCATAATCAGGTTGACCATGTGCTGTAAGTACTTTTAATGCACCTTTAATTAATTCATGAACCAATACCGGAAAATTAACACCTCTTACAATAATTGTTGGTTTAGATGGGTCATGTTGTTCACCTTCTTCACCTTCTTCTCCCTCTTCACCCTCTTCACCCTCTTCACCTTCTTCACCTTCTTCATCATTATCAGGTCTTGGCATAATAACATCCGCAGTTCCTGCTACAGAACTTTGAAAATCTGATATTGTATTATCACCAAACTGCCAATAATTTGTATCATTAATTGACATCATTATACCATAAAGATTAATAAGTTGATCTGAACCAGTAATTTGTCTTAATCTTTCTTCAACGGTATGATATAAATAATGACCTCTTTTAGATGCACCTTGCATAATAGCATTTAATAATCTTTGTCTAGCTCTTTCAATATTTAATCTTTCAAGACTAAAGAAAATTTGTTCTTCTTCTCTATTACCTTGTTGTTGAGGTTGTTGAGGTTGATCTTCATCATCTTCTTCTTCATCATCATATTCATCTGGATTTAGTTCCTCTGGATTTGTTTCATTTGGTTGATCCCTTTCAAAATCATTTGTATTGATTTCTTGGTTGTTAACTAATTTAACATCAAAATTAACGTCATCTTCACCAATACCCATTTCTTCTTTAACAATATCAATTGCTAATTGTGTAAGTTCTCGTTTATGATCCCTTTCAATACGAATAATCTGATTATGAGCATCCATCATCATACGCATTAGTCTCATATTAGGATTAGACCCAAGGGTGTCTTGAACACCAGTATAACGTCTAACATTACTAATTACTTCTTTATAACGTTCTGATGCTAATAACTCTTGGAAGTTTTGATTTGGTTCTCTACCGGTTTTTGGTAGAGGTACTTTCTTTATTGGTGTATTACCAGTTGATAATTTACGGGTAATATCACTATGTGGTCTATCCGCCGAATCGAAGTCCATTGCCATTTCATTTAAATTTTGTTTCAGCAAAGATAGTAAGTTTTGTTTAGTTATGTGCATTTTACTAAAAATATTTTTTTTATCATTATTTCTTATGAGCAGAAGGTCCTGGATTTTCCTTTGGTCCTGGGTTAAACGGAGTTTTTTTCGGTTTACTTGGAGTTGAAGGTTTTGTACCAGGCTTTGTTTTTGGTTTTGTTGGTGCAACTGCTGGACTGTTTTCTCTCATTGCAGAAGGTCCTGGGTTTTCCTTTGGTCCTGGATTAAATGGGGTTTTCTTTGGTTTTGTCGGTTGTGCAGGTTTTGTACCGGGTTTTGTTTTTGGTTTCGTTGGAGCAACTGCTGGACTACCTGATGATTTAATTGCATCATAAGTCATAAATTCAGGAATACCATTGTGTCCTTTTTTTGCTTTTGCTGGCATTGGTTGCATTGTTTCCGCACCGTTCATTTTTTCGCTGATTAAATTCATAATTTCTTTTTTTGATGTGAATGAATGATAATTATTTTCAGCTAATGTACGAACCCATTTCTTAATTGCCAAATTTTCGTTGATTTTTGACATATCTTTTCCAGTAACTCTCTTGTAATAATCATGTGCTGATTTTACACCTTGAGATTTTTTTGAAAACTTATCTGCCAATTCATTAATATCCTTTGTATTTAAATCTTCAGAAGAACAACCAGCTTCACTTAATTCATATTGTAAATTACGTTTAGCATTTAATTCAGAATTAGACTCATCAAGTTTTCTTAATGTTTTTGCAAGTCTTGCTCTTTGACCCAATTTACCACCTTTTTTTGCAGCAGCATTTAATTTACCTGCTGGTATTTTTTCATCTTGTGGAACATGTAATGCCCTTTTCAATGCACCTTTCTTAGATGGATCAATTGCTTTTTGAATCCATTTTTCATCTTCCTTTACTTCACTTTTAGATTTAATTCCAATTCTTTTTGCTTCTTTATCAAACATTTTTAATACACCTTTTTCACCACCATAATGTTTTAAAGCCTTATCATAAATTGTTTCTGATTTCTTTTTTGGTGTATTTTTTTTAACTTCTTCTATATCAGATTTTTTTTGACCTCTCAAAATTTTAAAATCTTGAGAATCAAGTTTACCATTGTGATTTTTATCTAATTTCTTTTGTCCACCTTTTAATTCATTTTCATATGCAATAAAAGATTGTTTTTTATTCATTGCATCTTTTTCTTGAGGTGACCCTTTGGGAACTTTTAATGTTGGGGTTGTTTGTTCTGATAATATTCTACTTGCTAATGTAACAAGTTGTTTATCACTAAAATTAACCAAAGTCTTTTCGGAAAATCCTTCATTCATAAGGATACCAACTAATTCATTTCTTTTCATTATATTTCAATTTTTATTTCTTCTTTTATTAATTCGTGTCCTCTTGATTTTAATTTTTTTGTAACCGAATCTAAAGATTCTCCAAATTTAAAACTTAACCTTTGATATTCAGAATCAAAATCAAATTTTTCCCAACCTAAAGATACCACACCATCCACAGCATCAATAACTCCGAAATAATCGGAGTTTTGAATAAGTTCTAAGTCAATATCTGTATTTTTTAATAAACCCACAAGATCTATATATTCAACACCCGGAGACATTGGATAACTTGAAGATGATGCCGGTACTATAAACCATTCCTCAACTTCTATCTCAGTAGATTTACTGAAAATAAACTCATATTGTTTTTGACCTTTATAATCTGAACCAATTTGGTTGATGTATAATAAATTCATTATGATTTAAAGTATTTTCCTAATGTTGATGTAATATGTTTGTTTATTTCATTTTTAATTTCATCTAAATCAATTTCTTGAATGTCATCCTCTTCGTCTGGATTTGGATAATCTTCCTCATCATCTGATCCATTATCTATAAATGGATTGTCTTCCAATTCATCTTCATCCCATTCTTTATCACCTAACATATCATGTTCGTCTCTATATGGATTTTTTTCCCAATCATCATAATCATCTTCATCATCATAATGGGTTTTATCTTCACCTTGTTCTTCCAACTCATCAAAAGCATAGTTTGATAAATCAATTTCATCAGTTTCTATTGGTGTATTGACAAATTCATCTAACATATCAATACCTTCACCTAATTCTGAATCACCACCTGGTGTTGGTTCAGTTGGAACATCATCTTCAGGTTCTTCAGGTGTTGTTGTATCATTTGATCTATAATCATCCTCTTCTTCTGGTTCAAATTCTTTCGCAATCTTTTTTCTATCTTTATCATGTAATTTATCCAAATCAACCGCAGATATAATCATATTAAGAACATACTTAATATCATCACTTTCCATTTTTTGATGTTGATCTCTCAATTCTTGACCAAGTTTACCTGAAAATTTTTGTATTTCCGCCATATAGTCAGAACGTTTACTTTCTTGATTATCTTCATCACCAGTTGGTTCATCACCAGTTTCAGGTGATGGAGGTGTATCCATACTATCATCAGGTGCGGTATCAGTTGGTGCAGGAGGAGGTGGTGGTGGAGCGTCCATTGATGGTGCTGCCATTGGAGCTTCTTGTTGAGGTTTAGATTGTTTTAGAACATATTTTGTTGCTTCTTGCAAATTTTCTTGACCTCTTAAAAATTCAAGTTTTTTATATGCTTCAGCATAAGAACTAAATCTGTTCTTATTCTTCATAAACATACCACCAATATAATCAAGTGATTGTTCATTTAAACCTTGTTTAATATAATAGCTACCGTTTTCTTTAACGATACCATAAATTCCACCCTTAACTGATGACTCAACTAATTCTGGTTTATTTGAAGATGTTTTCTTATTCGTATTGTAGTAAGTTAATTCGAGAATTCTTTTTAATTTATCATCTCCGTCTAACTTTTCACTACCTAGTGGTTTGTACTCTGCCATTTTTTTTTAATTTTAATTAAATAAATAGATTTATTCTTATCATATAAATACATTGATTATATGAAAAAATAAGATATTTATTGTGTTATGGACAATTTATTGTCTGTTATTTTATTTTTTAATTCCAAAAGTTTCCCAATATATCCATTTCTTCTCAACAATTTGAATGTTAAATTCTCATAAGAAAATTCACCACCATCAGTTAATCCGGTTTGTCTGAACTTTTTTATTTTTTTTCTTAATCTTTCAAGTTCTTTAGACACATCTTTACCCTCTTTTGATTTATCAATTAAATCATCTATTTTCTTTGCTAACTCCTCTGATTTGTTAAGAATTTTATTATCGTCAATATTAGGGTTTTTTCTATTTGGTTTAACTATCCATTTATTATGAAGTACAGAATAAACACCAGAAGATACGTGTTCCTCATTTACATCTTGAACATATATTTCAACATCAAAACCTTTAATTGTTATTTTATGTTGTTCGTTCCAAATATCTTTTTTTGCATCAAAGAATTCTTTTAACATATCCAAATTATAATCAGTTTCCTTAAAATCAATTAAAATATGTAAATCAACATCAGAATACTCAGACCAATTATAATTTGCTAATGACCCGGTTAAAATAACGTCATGTATGAAAAATTCAATACCCAAAGAATCAATAAAATTATCTGAAATTTTTATAAGAGAATTTTTAACATCATCTTTCATTGATGTTCCGTTAAATATGTCCTGACATAAAGAATTCTTCATCCTAAATGTATTAACAATCTTCTTGTCTAATTCCTTATCTTCTATTAATTCTTCAAATAATTTCATTATAGTTTTTTATAAGTAAATTTTCTTGCAATATTCTCGTTAAAGAATTTACCATGAGATTCTGCCAATCTAAATTTGGTGAATAAATCCCAAGGAACTTTATTATATTCATAAATACTTCCATTATTGAATGTCATCGTTAAATCCTCTGTTTGTGTGTTATATTTTCCATTTTTTAAGTTAGTTGAATTAATATCAACCTCAATCATAACACCATTAATTGTTTCTTTTAAAATTGCCATAAATTTGTTTTTTATAAAGATAGTAAAATATTATTAAATAAAAAACCCTCCATTATTGGAGGGTTTAATATGTTAATTTAGATTATTTTAATTTTTAATGTTACTTTTTTTTATTAACTCATTATATTTACTTGCGGCATTTAATTCAGCACCAGAAGGACGATTAGGTGAACCTAACATTTCTTGGAATGTCTGACCTTTAAATGGACCACTTATCATAGTACCATCTGGATTTGTTTTTAACCATCCTGCAATTTCTTTAATTCTATCACTTACTTGATATATTGTTTCAGGTTCAGGTGAATTATATGGGGTAATATTTCCTGTTTTATTATAATCTGATGCAGTTGAAACAGCATCCGCAAAAGACTTATCATTATTCATAAGATCATATAATGACTTACCATTGTAAATACTAGTTGGGTCTTTAATTACTCCATTAGTATCACCAACAGTTTTTAACCATTTTGCAATTGTCTTAACTTTATAATTATAACCTTTTTCTTGTGGTTCTGTTTGAGCTGTTTGTGTTGAAGTAGTTGTTGGTATTGTACCAGTTTTATTATATTCTAATGCAGCTTTAAAATCAGCATCAGATAATGTATTATTGTTATAAAGATCCACAATTGATTGACCATTATACATACTATTAGGGTCTTTTATAACACCATTATTACTTTGAACTGATTTTAATATATTACCCAAATTTTTTACTATAGTTGGATTAGGTGTACTTTGTTCATTCATTAGTTTAGACATCATACTCTTGATTCTAACTATTTCCTCATTCAATGCAGATTTTTTCATTAATATTTTTTTATATAAATATTCCATTAAATAAAAAAAACCCTCATTTTATTGAGGGTTTTAATTTATTTAACCACAATTATACGTTCTGTGGATTTTTTCTGAACTTTAGGAATTGAAATTTCCACCACCCCGTTCTCGACCTTTCCAGTAATATTACCCTCATCCCCATCCTCCGGTAATGAGAATGTCTTCTTAAATGATCCAACAAATGGATTTTTACTTTCCTTTGGTTTATCATAAGAAACGGTTAATAAACCATCCTTAATCGTGATTTTAATATCATCCTTAGATAAACCGGGAACTGATACTAAAACCTGATAATTATTCTCTGTTACATTAGTTATTGAGGAATTATAACTTCTCTCATTGAAGTTAGTTTGTTCTAAAATTGACTCTAATGTGTCAAAAAATGGACTTCTGATTCTTGTTAACATAATTTATTAATTTTTTCTCATAAATTATCAATTTAAATACCAAATAAAAAAAATGGACTTTTTGACATATATGTTTGACAATTTGACAAAAATAAAAAAATATTTTGTTTGGATTATTTTTTGGGTTATGTTTGCACAAATAAAATTTTAATTATGTCAGTAGATTATTACGAAGAGGGTCAACAACCCACTAACCCTAAAAAAACTAAGAAGGGTTCAAACACACCTATTTTGGATAATTTTTCCAGAGACCTTGTTAAGTTGGCAGAGGAAGGAAAGATTGACCCTATTATAGGTAGAGATTTAGAAGTTAAACGTATTGCACAAATTCTATCTCGTAAGAAGAAGAACAATGCAGTTATTGTTGGTGATGCGGGTGTTGGTAAATCTGCATTAGTTGAAAAACTTGCACTAATGATATATAAAGGTGATTGTCCTTCTAATCTATTAGATAAAAGAATCATGTCCTTGGATTTAACCTCATTAGTTGCTGGTACAAAATACAGAGGACAATTTGAAGAACGTATTAAAGCAATCTTAAATGAATTGGAAGGTGTTACCAACGTTATTGTATTCATTGATGAATTACATACAATGGTAGGTGCTGGCAATGCAAGTGGTGCAATGGATGCAGCAAATATCCTTAAACCCGCTTTGGCACGTGGTGAAATACAATGCATCGGAGCAACGACTTTCGATGAATATAAAAAACATATCGAAAAAGATTCTGCTTTGGTAAGAAGATTCCAAAAGATTATTCTTAATGAACCAACAGAATTGGAAACAATAGAAATCTTAAAGAACTTAAAAACTTCTTATGAGAATTTCCATATGGTATCATATAATGATGATGTTATAGAAACCATTGTTAAATTATCTGGTAGATTTATTACAGATAGACAATTTCCTGATAAATCAATTGATATAATGGATGAATTGGGTTCAGAAAAGAAGATCTCAACAAAACTACCAGAAGAAGTTGATAAAATTAATGCTGAAATTGAAAAAATCAATGAGCAAAAGAAATTGGTTGTAAGAAGTCAGAATTTTGAAGATGCAGCAAGATTGAGAGATGAAGGAAAGAAATTGGCAAATAAAATAATTGAAATCAAAGCCAAATTTGAGGAAGAATGTAAATTAAATAAAAAAGTAATTTCAGTTGATGATGTTTATCATATCATAACAGAAATGACCGGTGTTCCGATTGCAAAACTTGACAATAAGGAAACTGAAAAACTTTTAAAGATGGAAGAAATTCTTAATAAGAAAGTTATCGGTCAAGAAGAAGCAATTTCAATAATTGCAAAATCTATCAGAAGAAATAGAGTGGGAATTAAAGATACAAATAAACCAATCGGTTCATTTATGTTCTTAGGTTCTACTGGTGTTGGTAAGTGTATTTGTGGTGATACAAAAATAACTGTTAGAAACAAAGTAACTGGTGAGATAAAAACGATTGATATAAAAAATATAGTACCCGACACCAATTAGTCCTAACTTTTTAAAACTTCATGATATTTATTATAAAATATATGTCATGAAGATAAAAACAAGTAAAGGAATTAAAGAAGTGACTGAAGTGTTTCCAGATTTAGAAACGTTTAAAGACCATGTTTTAAAATTAGATAAAAACATACGCTACGATAATGAAACGATTAAAAAAGAAATGGAATCATTAATAATTAAATTACAAGAACAAGAAGGTGTTGTTTCGTTATCGTTAATGCGTGGTTGGTTGGTTAAAAATTATGGTTTTAAAACTAAAAAATGGGGAGAATTAGGATATTGGATTGAACGTGGTTGGAATGATAAAGACGCTTTGGTTGAATTGGATAAACGTAATGAAGAATTAAAACAAAGGAATCGTTTATGTAAGGAATATTGGATAAATAAGGGTTATTCTATAGAAGAAGCTAATAAAGAAATATCTAAACAGCAACAAAAATCATCTAAATGTGTTAAAACTTATCATGGTAAATCTAAAAAAATGTTAGCTGATAAAGGTTACACCGAAGAAGAAATAAAACGTATTTGTTTAACACCAACAAATTCTGAATTCTGGGTTAATAAGGGGTGTTCTGAAAATGAGGCAAAAGACATTATTAGTAAAAACCAAACTGAATCTGCGAAACAAGTTGATTTTGAAAAAAGACTAATTCCATCCAATATAGAATATTGGGTTAATAAAGGTTATTCAAAAGAAGATGCAAAACAAAATGTATCAGAACATCAGTCAACTTTTAGTCTTGAAAAATGCATTGCAAAGTATGGTGAAGAAGAAGGTAAAAAACGTTTTACTGAAAGACAAAATAAATGGTTAAAATCGTTATTAACCAATGGTAATATAGTTATTGGATATTCTAAAATATCTCAAGATTTGTTCTATAAAATTTTAGAAATATATGATATTAGTAATAGGGATAAAGTTCATTTCGCAACACATAATAGTGAGTTTAAATTAACTAAAAAAGAAGGTGGTGTTTGGTTATATGATTTTACCGATATTAAAAATAAACGGATAATTGAATTTCATGGTGATATGTTTCATGGAAATCCAAATAAATATAAAGCTGATGATTATCCACATCCGTTTATAAAAACCATTACAGCACAAGAGATGTGGGATAAAGATGAATTAAAATTAAATTGTGCAAAACAAAATGGGTTTGATGTTTTAGTTATATGGGATTCCGAATATAGATGGGGTAATAAAGAAGAAGTATTAAAAAAATGTTTATTATTTTTAAAAAAATAAACGTATATTTGTAAAAAATTAAACAAATGATAAAAAAAGAAAAATTAAACAACTTAATTGTAAAAAATGAACTTGATTCATTAAAAAAGATCACTAAAACAACTAAAATTAGTGAGTATGAAGTTTTAACTGATGATGGGTTTGTTGATATAGAATCCCTTCATGAAACAATACCATACGAAGTTTATCATCTTAAATTAAAAGACGGCAAAGAACTTAAATGTGCAGATAATCATATTATTTTTCTTATTGATTATGATGAAACTACATTTGAACCAATTGGTTTAACCGAAGTATTTGTTAAAGACTTAAAATTTGGTTCATTTGTGATGGTATCGGATAATGATGGTAAATTGATTGAATCTGAAGTGTTAGAAATATCTAATTTAGGTTATGAGGAAATTATGTATGACCTTGAATTAATAGAAGGTTCTAATAGAAGGTATTATACTAATGGTATATTATCACATAACACATATCTGGCAAAATCAATTGCAGAAATTTTATTTGGTGATCCAAATAAAATGATAAGAATTGATATGACGGAATTTATGGAAAAACACAATGTATCAAAACTAATTGGTTCTCCTCCCGGATATGTTGGATATGATGAAGGTGGTCAATTAACAGAAAAAGTTAAAAACAACCCATTCTCAGTTATATTATTTGATGAAATTGAGAAAGCTCACCCTGATGTGTTTAATTTACTTCTTCAGATATTAGATGAAGGTCATTTGACAGATTCTTTTGGAAGAAAAGTTAATTTCACAAATACCATCATTATCATGACATCAAATGTTGGGGCAAAGAAAGTATCTGATTTTGGTGGTGGTGTAGGGTTTAAAACTGCCACTAGTGAAAAACAAGGATATGAGGTTAGAAAAACAATGATTCAAAAATCATTGAAACAACAATTCAAACCTGAATTCTTAAATCGTATTGATGATTTAATATTATTCAATCCATTGAATGATGAAACAATCAAATCAATTATTTCTATTGAATTGAATAAATTAAATGATCGTTTGAAAGAAAAGGGTTATAAAATTAAATTTGATGAAAGTGTAACAAATAAGATTTTTGAATTAAATACCCAAGAAGAATATGGTGCAAGACCAATCAAAAGGATCATACAAAACCTTTGCGAAGACTTCTTGAGTGAAGAAATTTTAAGAGGTAATGTTATTGAAGATGGTCAAATAACAATACGTTATAAAACAGACAAATTAACCATCTCCAAAAAATAATTTGGAAGTATAGAATATTTTATTTATATTTGCACTATGAATAAAATTATTTTAGTAATTGCTCTTATTGCAACCGTTGCAATGACTGCATGTGGATCTGGGTCAACCACAAATGGAACAACAGACTCAACAACTGTAAAGGTTGATAGTGTTAAAACAAGTGATTCAACTCACACACCTGATACTATCATCAAGAAGTAAAAAACGGGGTCATTAATTTGACCCCAATTTTTTTAACTATTTATTTATAAAAGAGCATGGAAAATAAATTCAAAGGAGACTTAATATTATTAAGAGGAATACCAGGTAGTGGGAAAACAACATTAGGACATGTCATATTAAAATGGATGTCTAGCGATACAACCGATGTTTTATCTTCCGATGATTTTTTCATGGATGAAAAGGGTAATTATAATTTTGATATAACAAAAATAAAAGAAGCACATAACGATTGTCAAGTTAGATGTGCAAATAAAATGAAAAATGAATTTTCTAAAATTGTTGTAGCAAATACATTTACCCAAGAATGGGAAATGAAAACATATTATGAAATGGCAGAAAGATATAATTATAGAGTTCATTCTGTAATTGTGGAAAATCGTCATGGTGGTGTTAACGAACACAATGTACCTGATGAAACAATAGAAAAAATGCGTAACCGTTTTGAGGTAAAGTTGTAATTTATTTGGTAGTTTCAAATATTACAACTATATTTGAAAACTTAAATAAAAAAATAATGTTAATTACAACAGAATTATTAGAAAAATACCACAATGATGGTTTGTTATTAAAACAAACTCATCCAGTTCTGGATTTGACTACATGGAATTATTCACCAAAAGTCCAATATGATCGTTTATGGGATGATGTGACAAGACAATGCCGTGGACTTGTAACAAATTCAGATGGTGACATTATCGCTCGTCCATTTAATAAGTTCTTCAACTATGAAGAATATTTGGAATTTGCACCTGAAATGATACCAAATGAATCATTTGAAGTGTTTGAAAAGATGGATGGTTCATTGGGTATTTTATTTAATTATAAAGATAATTGGATAATGGCTACTCGTGGTTCATTTACTTCAGAACAAGCATTAAAAGGTATGGAAATGTTGAAGAAATACGATTATGAACGTCTACCTGACGATTATACATATTTGTTTGAAATTATCTATTCTGAAAACAGAATCGTATGTGGATATGATTTCGAAGATTTAATATTACTTGGAATTATCGAAACTAAAACAGGTGAAGAAATAAATCTTTATAATGACGAAGATTATGACGGTGGTATCAGATTCAAAAACCTAATGACAAATTTAGGTTTTAAGATTGTTAAGAAATATGATGGGTTAAATGACTTTGATAACTTAAAGTCAATCATAACAAATGATGCAGAAGGTTTTGTTATTCGTTTTAAGAACGGTTTCAGAATGAAGATAAAGGGTGATGAATATTGTAGATTACATAGAATATTAACAAACATCTCTAATCGTGATTTATGGGAATATTTGAAAGAAGATAAACCATTAGATGAAATATTGGAAAAAGTACCAGATGACTTCTATAAATGGGTGAAAGATACAGTCAGAGATTTGAGATATAATTTCCATTCAATAAAAGAATATGCTGGTAAATTGTTTGATAATATCTACGAATCTTATGATGGAGAATTACCAATAAGAAAAACATATGCAGAATGGGTTTTAATGCAAGAAAAACATTTAAGACCAATTTTGTTTAAAATGTATGATAGACAAAATTATGATAACATAATATGGGATTATATATACCCAAAATATTCAAAACCGTTTAAAAATAATATTGATGAATAAAATTTATTTAGATGATGTGAGAACCCCCACAGAAGAAGGTTGGATTGTAGTAAGAAACTATGATGAGTTTGTTGAAAAAATAAAAGAAATTGGTTTGAATAATATTGAAATAATTTCTTTGGATCATGATTTAGGTGATACCGCAATGGAAGAATATTTTAACAATGTTGGTCCGAATTATACACTTAATTATGATAATATTAAAGAAAAAACCGGTCTTGATTGTGCAAAATGGTTGATAAATTATTATTTTGAAAATAGATTACAAATACCACATCCAACAGAAGAAGGTGTGTTTATTGATAATCCATTCCAAAAATTTGTTTTTCCAACAGTTTATACACATTCCGCAAATCCAATCGGTGCTGGAAATATCATTGGTTTCGTTAATAATTTCTTTAAAAATTGTAGAAAACCTCAAACCTGTATAAGAGTACAGATAAAACATACAATAAAAGATTAAAATGAATTTTGAAAAAACAATAACCATTGATGAAAACCATGGAGATTTTAAAGACTTCTATGATAATAATATTGAAAAAATATATAATGAAATCATCGAATGTTTTAAACAACTTGAAGATATATCTATTGAGAATGTTAATTTATTAGTTAGGGCAAAAATTCAAAATCTTGAATGGGACACTGAATTTAAATTTGATAAGATGAAAATAAACATTCTTATAGATGATCTTTTACCATATTATCAACAAAATGAATTATTTGAAAAATGTACTGAAATAAGAGATTTACATAATCAATTAATAAAAATAAAAGGGGAGAATTAATTCTCCCCTTTTTTAATTTACTGGTGGTGTGTCAGTAGATTCATCTTTCTTTTTTGATGAGAACTTATCCAAAGTATCTGCACCCATACCAATTGCAGTAATTACCATTACAGCATTAACCAAATCATTTGATGGTTTGATATTCTCAGCACTAAATGAATTAGCTAACATTGTTCCACATAAGAAAAGAGCACCAATCAAAGCAACAACCGGTTTAATTGATGTAGAACCTCTCTCATCTTTGAAGAGATCCTGAATCCACGATTTAAAACTTAAATTTTCTGACATAATTTTATTTTATTATAAATATATTAAATTTGTTTTATTTTTATTTTGTCCTCTTAACATTGCACATAATGTAGTGTGTTTCATATTTATTGAATTGGCAGCATCCTTAATTGTATCATATATAAAATTTGTTTTAACATCCAATACTTTTTTGACATTATTTTTATTTTTTGACATTTTTATTTTTGTTGTTTCACTAACAATTTTACCTTTATTAACTTCTGAAAGTTTGTTTTTTGTTTCTTCTGTATGTTTTTTTCCTTTTCGTTTAATTGAGATTTTTATTTTAGTCTCATTAGAGACTATTTTACCTTTATTTGATTCAGAAATTTTTCTTTTTGTTTCTTCAGTTAATGGTTTATGTTCCCATAGTTTATTGGCCAAACTTATTTTTAATTTAGTTTCCTCTGAACATGGTGGCATTTTTCTACCTTTTAATTTTTCATTTCTTTTTTTAATTGTTTCCTCAGACCATATTAATTTTTTACCTTTCATTGTTTTTTTTATTTTTTCTTTAACCTCATCTTTCATTTTACCACTTCCACCATCACCAATTTCAGGTTTTAAATTTGCCCACTTTTTATTGTCTACAACATTATATAACTCACTATAATATAATCCCATTTCTTTTAATTCATTACGATCTGTGGTTTCAAGTAGTATCGTAGTTTTTATGTCATTTATTGTAAAATTATTTTTTTTCAAATGATTATTCCAATATATACCACTACCTTTATATGTGTAAGGATCTTGTGTTGTTTTACCTAAATATTTTAATCCTAATGGCGTTTCTTTAATATATAAAAATGTTTTTTTCATATTAATAAATATATTAAAAATTCAGAAAAGATTGAATTATTAATCTTTTAATTTCACAATATAAACATCTTAAAAAAATATGGAAAAATAAAATAAAAAAAAATATTTTTAAAAAACTTTGAACTTTTCTTGTTTATTCCAATATTTATATCTATATTTGCAATACAATCGGAGAAAATAGTATCTGAGGTATTATAAAGTAAAAAAAATAAAAGAATTTCAATGAAACAATTCAAACATACGATGTCGTTTACAATCTGTTCAAAATGGGCGGATGAGCGTGATATTATTATGTTCCGAGTTGTTGATACTGATTTAAGTTAAATTTTAATTTTAACATTATAAGTGAAAACCTCGGAATAACCTTCCGAGGTTTTTTTGTTTATATAGTTCTTTAAAAAAAATGGGGGTGAAGCTCTAGTGGATGAGCATCTGATCTTTGAAATATGGGGAATTAAATGGGGGTTGGGACTGCATTGGTGTGGTCACCGCACTTGCAATGCGGAAATCAGACGGTATCGTTCACCGTAACTTCCACTAAATTGTTTTTAATTCGTCTTTACTTTTTTCCATTTTATTAATATTTATAAATATGAATAAATGTAAAAATATTGAGTGTAACAAAGAAATTGAAAACAATAGAATTTATTGTTCTTTTAAATGTAGAAATTATCATGTAAATAAAAATTTAAGAGATTATAGTAAAAATGGCAATGGGTTAACTGAAAAAACAAAAGAACTTTATGAAAAAAAATTAAAATTTTGTTTAAATCCAAAATGTAATAAAATTTTAAGTTACGAAAAAAGAAGAAATTCATTTTGTTCTCAGTCATGTTCCACTTCATTTACTAATATAGGTAGAGTAGTTACAAATGAAACAAAAAAAAGAATGTCTATATCACATAAGAATAAATTAGTAAATAAAACTATTAAATGTAAAAATTGTGATATTCTAATAGAAAAAAAAATACGTAAAAAATTTTGTTCAGATAATTGTAAAAAACAAAACAATCAAAAAGATATGACTGAATTTGCCAAATATAAACAAGAAACCAATTTTAAATTTAGTTTGAATGATTATCCAAATGAATTTGATTTTTCGTTAATTGAAAAATATGGTTGGTATAAACCTAAAAATAGAGGTAATAATTTAAGTGGTGTAAGTAGGGATCATATGTTATCAGTTAAAGATGGTTTTAATAAAGGTATTAATCCTAAATTATTATCACATCCGGCAAATTGTAAATTAATGATACATAATGAAAATGTTTCTAAAAACAAAAAATCTATTTTAACATACAATCAATTATTAGAACGAATAGAAATGTGGGATAAAAAATATAATAAAAATATTCAATAAAAATAAATTTGGTAGAATCAAAAATATTATTATCTTTGCTGAACAATCGGAAACGATATATGTTCTTTGAAATATGGATAAAAATGTCAACATAGCTCCAATGGTAGAGCTTAGGTTTGAAGCACCTAGTAGTTACCAGTTCGAATCTGGTTGTTGACACAA